GTGTTGGGGTGGGGCGGTCAACAGTTGACGCCGTCGCCATCGGCCGGTGAAGCGAAACCCCCCTGAACTCTACAAGGGCTTGTGCTGAGTAAGCGACTGCCGCGTGTACCGGGTCAAGTGTTAGGTGGGGGAGTTGGCCTACTGCGACCCCAGAGTACCCTACTGAAGTTGTAGCTTGGATCGTAGACAGACTCACGAAGTCAAAACCAGACTGGGCTGAAGCGTGGGTGGCCGACCCCGCCCAACCTCCAACCTCAACCAGGTCAATGGCTGCTAAGGCTCCTGTCGCCTGCGCATTTGTAGATACGGTTGTGCCCGATGCGGCCCCAGGTACAGGTTGTAGTGCGACTGAGTCCAACCCTCCAGATGCGCTCCCAGACGCTACTTCACCAACGTTGAGCGTGATGGTCTGAGGTGTGCCAACATCGGTCCCGCCAACAGCCAGTTGAGCTGAAAACGTTGTACTCGCTCCGTCGTATTCAAACGACGAATCTGGGTACATCAACAACGTACCAGATGGGGCGTCGGATGTGATCCTCACCCATATCTCAGAGGCTGCGTCACCAGGCAGAGTGACCCAACGCGACCCAACGGAGGCCCCGTGATCCCCCTCATCCGGAAGGTCAGCGCCCAGTATGCCCCACCCCCCAAACCCAACTACCATAGGGCAATTGGGCAGGATCTGTGCAGAAGTCACTCGCATGCGCGTCATGCTGCAATTACCTCGTCACTGAGCCCGGTCCAACCTGATGCTGTTTTGACCGCAAGGTGGTATGTAGTGCCGGCCGTGAGCGCAGCATTGCTGATAGTGATCACGCCGGCATTGCATGCGACACCTGAGACCGTTAGCACTGATGCAAGGGTGTCTGCGCGCAATACGGTGGCCAATAGTCCGGTCTCGTTTAGCACGCTCGCTGAACTGTACTTGATAGGATAGAGCGCCGATCCTACCGTGATCGTTGCAGTGGCCACGGACGCAAGTGTCACGCTGCCGCTTATCGCAGGTGTAGAGCGGTTACCTGCCGCGTCGTAGGCCCTGACATACACGGTCTCGGTTGTGCCAGCCGTGCGCCCAGTGATCGCAGCGGACAAACTGTTGCCGGCGTTCGTCCATGCGCCTGCGGTGCCGCCGATCTGATACTCGTAACCAGTCACAGCGACGTTGTCAGACCCGGCAGGCCAGGATGCTGTGTAGCTGGTCTGGGTGATGGAAGCAAACGTTACTGACCCAGTCAGTGTAGGTGGCGTGGTATCTGTGGCTGCGGGCGTAGTAAAGGCACTCACGGTAGACCATGACCCGGGGCCGTTTGCGTTTACAGCTCTGACCTCCAAGTTATAGCTGGTCGAGGCTGTCAATCCGCTGATCGTTGCCGGGGAAGCTCCCAGCGCAGCAGCGGCCCCACCATTCAAACGGTACTCGAACCCGGTCTGGTCTGACTCGCTGTAGCTGTACGTTACAACAGCAGAGGCAGACGACGGAGTGACGCCGGAGATGGTTACCGTACCCTGTGGGGCGGCCCCCGGAGCCGGGTGCGTACTTGCCTGAGCGGTGTTCGTTGCGGTTAGAACTCGACCATTTTTACCGGTCTGCGTAGCAGCTTGTGTGGAGAGAGACCAATAATCCACGACATTTGCAGACTTGATCGTACTCGGGTCTTGAGCAGAGAGAATCGCAGCATAATCTTCTGGGGTAAGAGCAGTGTTCCAAACACAAGCGTTTGCCACCTCACCATTGAAAAACCCGTCCCCAGTTCTTGCGCGAATACCGATAGTCAGACGGTTAAAATCCGTCCAGGTAATACCCACGTCAGTTGTACTGGTGAACGACTTACCATCATAGTAGATAGTCCTGGACGTAGTGCTGGTATACACGGCAAGAACAGGCTTCCACTCACCTGCAACCATAGGTGATACGGAACAGGTCCAATCCGTGACGTCTGATGACGATCTGGCGTGAGCCATCACTGGGTCACCAGCGTCATTACCAGCGAACTGAATACCTAGTTCTCCACCACCACTAACACCCCAGCCAATAGGCCAGCCATTAGAAGTGAGCGCACCCGCAGCAGGTTTCACCCAGATCAGGAAAGAATAGGGTAGCGTCTGACCAAACAGATTGCCGGACCACTCCAGCTTTGAACTGGTGCCGTTAAGAATCAGTGCCATTAGTTTCTCCCGAGGTGCATGACCGACTGCCAATCGCTGTTATTCGTTCGGTTCAACTGGTGGACAATCCACCGTGGACCATTACCATCAATCCGCATGATTTGCTGAGTGGCATTACCTGTTGTGAAATTCGTCAACTGTTCTGCTGACCATTCAGAGCCATTGAATGTGTATCTGAAAACCTGACCACGACCAGACACAGGGCGAATCAGATAGCATGTGTTCGAGTCCCCAAATGCTGGAACAGGTGATGAGGGGTTATATGATCCAGACGATTCAGAAGGCAATGCGGAAACAGTCCAAGTGCTTCCGGAATATTCGCAGCGGTAATAGGTGCTATTGGGGTCTGTCCCCTCAATGAAAATCACTGGTCGCCCATCTTGTGTAACGGTAGGTGACGGATTGAATCCAGCATTTCGAGTGTATGTCGACGCATTGAAATAGATTTCAGCAGCAGATTCCAAAATGGGCAGCGAGTATGCGGACCCATTTGCACGTTTCCATTGACCTGTAGAGCCATCGAATCGAGCGAAATAGCCAGAGCTTGTGCCGGCTGAATCCGCATACGCATTGTTACCTGCAATGGCAATCAGAACGTCATTACCATGAACACCAACACCCCAATATGGAATGCGACCATTGACGGACTGCCATAGGACTGTCGGGGCACTCCACGTAACACCCTCATCAGTTGATGTTCGGTAATAGATGTCTCTACCATTGGCATTGACGCAGTAGAAAATCCATAGGGTTCCATTTGATGTGCGATACAGCGAGGGGTAAGAGGCGCTGTTACCTGTCCAGAAAATTTGAGATTCAGCACCGAAATCCAATTGATATGGAGTAGCTGAAACTCTCTTGTAAGTATTGGCAGACTGATGGTAACAATAGACTGCCATGATCCGGCCGTCATTAAGCGTGATCAAGCCAGCGTTATTGTGTACATCCACGCTGCCCCAATCTTTCAACGTCACATGCTCAACAGCGGAGGCTGTAATCTTACTTACCTTGACCGTACCGTCTCGGTTCGCAGAAGACGTAAATACTGCTCTTGCTGCCTGGGAGTAGAGGGACGCCGTCAAAGAGCCAGCAGAAACGGCATCCGCCCTAATCTGTTGAGGCCCAGGGAAGCGCCACCGACCCACCACAAGTGGTGAGACGGCGGTTTGGTACGAAAGCGGAACCGGATTAGCCACGATCAACCCCAACCAACACACGAGCACGCTCCAGATCAGCCAGGTATGCAGTTCGGCAGTGATCCGGCTCTAACCAGGCCAGCAGGCGGTTGATGATACGTTCCGTGCGTTGCCAGCCCTCACGGTGAGCGCGACCCGAGATTGATTCATTCGCGTCGCCATTGAGCAGCAGGACATTCCCGAACTGGGACAACGCATCACCAACACGAATCAGGTAAGAAGGGCGGCTCATGGTTCGCTCTCAAGCGTTGATGTACAGTGGGTTGGTAAAGGAGATGGAGAAGTCTCCGTTCGAACTGGCCACCACCCCACCAAAATCCACCATCGCAACCAGGGTATCGTTTGCCGCAGTTCCGGTGCTCTTGTAGATCGAAGCAGCCGCGGCACTGATGGTACTGTTCTGCGCCACAGGGTTAACCGTACTGAATGTCACCGACACCCGGTTGTTGACCGTGTCCTTCGCCGACACCGATGCCGTACAGGCAAAACCTCCAGCCGTGTACCCGTTTCCAGCCGTCACTTCGTTTGTCACCGAGGCTCGGTTATCCCAAGCATCGAGGTTTGCTTCCGTGGGTACTGAAGTGTGGAGCAGCACCTTGAACGTATCGGTACTGAAGTTGATCTGCCCGAGGGCCAACGCCCGAGGGAGGTTCGTGTAATTCTGGGAAGCCATGATGCTGTCCTCGCAATGTCTTGGGTGTGTACCGTTGATAAACGAAGTTTATCATAGAATCAAAAAATTTTATTCTTCTTCGTACCGCTCTAGGACTGTCCGACAGAACCCAGACCGGACGACATCCTGCTTTGAGAACCGGACGACGCCAACACCCTCCACGCCTTCAAGTCGTGTCACGGCGTCTTCCAACCCGTTCGCCTGTCTGAGGTCTGTCTGTCCCGGGTCTCCGTCGAGCACAATTTTGGTGTTCTCCCCAACTCGGGTCAGCGCCATCTTAGTTTGGGACACCGTCGCATTTTGGCATTCTGTGATCACGATGAAAGCGTCCTTGAACGACGAGCCGCGCATGTAGGCCAACGGAGAGATCCGGATTCTGTCCGTCTTCAGGAGGTACTGCACGAACGACTTCCCGAGCCGCTCCTCCAGGATGTCCATCATCGGGAAGACCCAGGGCGCCAGCTTCATGTCCAGGTCACCGGGCAGGGCGCCAACATCCTCCCCGTCCGCGCTTACCATCGGGCGGGCAAGCACGATCCGTTCAATCTCTTTCCTTTGCAGCAGGTCTGCCGCATAACTCAACGTCACGTAGGTCTTCCCGACCCCCGCAGACCCTGCACACACAGTCAACGTATTGGACCGCAGGCTCGAAAGAAGACGCCGCTGCGCGGGTGTTTTCGCGGTCAGCGGCGTCGGTTTAGGTCTCATCGTCGGAAGATCCAACGTCAGGATTTCGGCTTGAGTTGTGACTTTTCTTCTTGTCTTGGCCATGTCAGTGTCCCGGGTAGTTCGGTGACACTGAATTTACCACAACTCATGTTCTAGCCTTCACCTTGATCGTCGTCATGGCTGGGAGTTTGACCTGGGAGCCTCGACCAACACCAAGCACCATTGATGCAATGTACATATAAAGTGTTGCGTGGTGGAAGTGGTCCTCAGCCTGCTCCGACTTCATCCACCTGTAGACGATCTCCTGAGCTTGATTGTCCCAGTCCTTGACCCTGCGCATGTCCGTGAGGTGGCGCTTCCAGGTGTCATCGAGTAGGCAACTGCGCTTGCTCAGATTGCCCATCCGGATGAAGTCCATGAGGGAGTCCAACGCACGGTCCCGGTTGATGTTGATCTGCCGGAGGTCTTGCTCGCCTTCGTCCCGGTCCTCTTCACGGTCCACGACGTTGAACAACGCCAAGCCTTTCTGACGTGTGTAGACTGAGCCGTAGAGCCGGCTGTCCGTCTGCTGAAGGTTCAGTACCGTTTCTGTGTAGGGCTGTGAGTCCATGATCGTGATGCGGGGTCGCCAGATCATGCGCAACTCTTCATACCGCTTGCGCACCTGCGCCACGGGAACCTGCTCAACCAGCACAATCCGCAAGGTGGAGTCCGAACGTACCTTCCCGATGACGAAGTGGCACGTCATCCCCATGTCGACGCCCATCACGTAGCTGCCACCAACCTCCTCAAGCTCTGCATTGATGCAGAGCCCCAGCTCTTCCTCCGTCAGGGTGGCGTCCTGGTCCAGCGTCGGCAGACCCAATCCGAAGTTGATGAAGTCGACATACCGCTTGTACTGCGTCGACGCCTCAATCAGAAACCCAGGTGTGATGATGTTAGGCGCATCGAAAGGAGAAACCTGAAAACCCGAGGCGACGAAGTTATCGTCAGGGTTTTCGCACACCCACTCCCTGTGTTGAGGTTGTAGGGAAGGTTGCTTGCCACACTTAGGGCATTCAACAAAAGCGTCAACATATTCGATTGTGTGTAGGTTAGCCTTGGTTATGTCCCGCAGGTTGCCCTTGAAGCCTGGGACACGTACATGGGTGAAATAGTCGGGCTGGAACCAGTGGTTGCAGTGGTTGCACTTGATCAGGTTGTACTTTCTACGTGACCGCTGAAACTCATAGTCGATACCTCGATCAGGCAGTGTCGGCGTAGACAACTTGGTCTTGCGTTTGTATTTGGAGTGGGTCAGGCGCGACTGGTATTGCGAAAGCACCTCCGGGTCGCTGAAGTCCACCTCGTCGTGGATGAGGTGGTCACACGGCACCGAAATAGGTGCGTTTGAGCTTTGAGCCCCGCGCAGGTAGAGGAAGCTGTCCCCGATCTTCTTGACCTCGGTGTTATCCAACTCCCCCTGGAGCATATCCTTCAGGTAGGGGGACCCGGCGATGACCGGGTCTATCCGGGTCTTCATGAAGGTCGAGGCGAAGCCGGCAGTCGGCAAGGTGTAGGCCACTGTGTAGCCTCGGGTCACCGCGCACAGGGCGAGCGCCATTCGGGCACTCGTCTCAGAGAGCCCGACCTGGGAGCACTTTCGGACCACAATTTCCCGACTGCCGTCTGACAAAACGGCATGCTGGTACTCGTGATCCGTAAATGAATAAAGCTCACCATTAATATAAGTATTAGTCGTGATCCACTTAGGAATATCCGACATGGTGAGCTTATTGAGCGTAGAAGCTTTAAGACGCTCAACGTGATTCTTGAATAGCCTTGTACTTGTTATTGATTGCGGCTGCATAGCGGTTCTTATTCTTCTTCTTGTGATTCATACCACTCAAAGAATTCGACCAAGTATTCTTCCGGCACCTTATCCAGTGCCCGAATCAACCTTGATTCAATTTCCTTGAACCGCTCAGACGTGTGAAACTTTGTCTGCATTGTCACCAATTGCTGCAAGGTGGAGGCAACCGCGTTGCTAACTTGCGCCAACTGATTTGCCGGCGTCCCCAGGTCCGTCAAAACCCGCTCCTGTAGCGCCTGGACCCGGTGGTATTGAAGCACCAGCTCCTTCTCCAGGTCCATCTGCTGAAGTGACGTCGAGGGGAGGCGGATGTCGATCTCCGCCCGCAAGGCGAGCAACTCCTTTGTATCCAGGTCATCAATAGGCACCGGGCCTTGCCCAGCCCGCCTGAACTCCTCGCCCGCCTGGATGCGGGCGAGTTTCTCTTCGTTGATCATTCTTCTTGCTCCTCTCTGGGTTTGGGAGGTTCGTTGGCCTCGTCGACCTTCCTCTGGAAGGCGAGGACAATCTCAGCGACAGCTGTTCTGTGGTGGATTGACAACCCGAGCGGGTTCATCTCCATCCTATCCAGTTCAGCCTTGAAGAGCCCCTCCAGAACCGAAGGTTCGCCACCTCGGGCCACCGCCAACTCCTCCAGACTCAGCTCCTCAGCCAACCAACAGGCCAGCAACCTGCGCATCGGTGCCTCACGCCAGCTTTTCGGCGGATTCGGCCAAGCCTGCTTCCTGCTGAGCACGATTCCTCGATCCTGCGCCCACTTTCTCCAGCGCACGGTCTCCCGAACATGCTTTTTCTCAGTCTCCCAAGCCAAGGCCAGACGGAAACTGGGGCTCCAGTGGCTGATTTCATTCAAGCTCAGGCCGTCCAGGAGGGGTTCGATGTGCCGATGCAGGGTTCTCAGAGGGATGCCACTGTCCAGGGAGGCCTTTCTGGCTGTTTTCCGACCTGCGATCACGTCCAGGCAGTGTTTGACGGCGATTTTCGCGGTCCTTTTTGTCGGCCCCAGTGGTTTTGGGTCGGCTTTTCTTCTTCCGGGGGCGATTCCATAGCGCACTCTGAGGTTGTTGATCGCGCTCTTGGTGATCTGGAGCCGATCAGACGCCTCCTGGACAGAGATTTTCCTGTCCCTCAAGTCCTTCAAGGTCTGGCAGAGCAGGGGTAGCCGCTGACCCCACCGCTCCAACACATTACGGATCGACCTGGGCGACAGGTTTGACGTGTAGGGCCGACCCTCATACGCCGCCAACAAGGTGTCGATGTCGTTTTCTGTCTTCTGCACGATCTGGGGCGGTTTCGTCGCCCGTTTTGCGAACTCCAGCAGCTCTGGGATCTCGACATCGAGGGCGTTGGCGACCGCAATCACCCGCTTTGGTGGGATTGCGTTCAACTCCATCCAGTTGCGCACGGTCGTGGCGCTGACGCCGACCTCGCGGGCGACTTTGGAGATGTTCGGGATTAGGTCTTTCAGGCTTCGTTCCATGATGCGCCCCTTCTAGCAGAAGAAGAATAAGTTGTCAATTTTGGTATATGCCCCAAATTACTGTTCTTTTTCTTGGAAGGGCTGACACTTGTGGATTGTACGTATATACAAGTACCTCTTTTGATGTATGACGAATTGGTTAAACAGATGTCCTATGGTCTTGTTCTTTCTTCAGCTATGGACATTTAAAGTCTGAAATACTCCTCATCGGTCACAAGCAAGGCGGTCACTGGAGTTCAGGATTGATGCGTTACGGATAGTTAGGTCTGGGAGGTAAAAGGCTACGATGAAGGCCTTGTACCCGGAGTAACCCCCTGATGCGTTGGTGGCGTTTATCCCGCCCCTGACGAACAAGAGGGTTTCATCCTCGTTCCTGCCCACGGATACGCAGCGGAATTTGGCGCTGTCGGGGTCTCTGAGGTCCTCTGTGATGGCGTAGTAAGCCTTGTCCAGTGCTTTGGAGACGGTCGTGTTATCGATACCAACAGTCACTCTGTCTGGTTTTGGGAGCTGGGCGCTTGTAGGTAGGCTCAGCAACAACATTAGTAATAGGAGGTTCGTAGTGCGCTTCACTGGTTTTCTCCTTGGTTGGCTTGCCAGGTGTTTTCGATGAGGAGGGTAACGACTTTGCTTTGGGACAGGCCGGTGGCTTCAGTGATCTGGTTGATCTTGGCCAACTCATCATCGTCGAGCCGGAAAGCGGTTCTGACCATCTTGCCGTCCAACTTGGGAACGAGGCTTACAGACTTTGCTGATTTGAGTGTTTCCCGGAAAACACTGGCTGAGCTGCGGCCTTTGTCTGCGAGGCTTTGCAGTTTCTTCAGTGTGGTCTCTGGTATGTAGAAGGCGCGTGGTATCGAGGGCATCTTTTTCTCCTTGTGTGTTTTAACTATAGCATACAAAGTTTCGAAAGTGCTGGCGGATTTTTTGGGGGCCAGGTTGGCACCCCCGTCGCCAGCCTGGGCAGAAAAGCTGCCCCGTCATGCCTAGAAACCAATGCGCATAATTCGGACATGCCAAAGGTATAAAGCGCAGTGCATGACAAAAGCCTAAACCGGGTCCAACCCGAAAACGGCACTGTAAAAAATTCCGACACTATTGCAGGCTGCGGTATATAAAACATCGGAAAATCAACATGTTATGGTGTAAAGTTTTCCGACAAACGAGCGATTAACGCAAACCCATATAAAACAGATACTTAGGTGAATGTTGTGTCGGAAAACTTTACAGTTACGGCAAGGCTTCGCCAGGCCGATTCTGCTAAGCCTTTGATTCTATTAGTTGTTTTAAAACTGGCATACGAAATGCTTTAAGTCTGTGCCGCCGGGCTTTTCCGGCTTCTTTTTCGGAGTTTTCGCCATGTTTAACATCAAATCTTTCCGTGCTGCCCTTGCTGCAATGACTGCCGGCCGTGACGACCGCGCCACCACAATGGCGGCTTTCCTCGCCGATTCTGTCGCAAACGCTCTAACGGCGCAGTTGGTTGAAGGCGCCGACGCCTTCAACCAACTGTTGTCCGCCGTGCATGCCAGTGGCAAGAGCGCCATTGCCGGCAAACTGCGCAAGGCAATCCGCACGGCGGACTGGTCCGCCATCGGTGCATGGGGTCACGTCGCATGCACTAACAAGGGCTTTGGTTTCACCACGGTTGCAGGGTACATCGGTGGCAATAGCCGCAAGTGCCAAGACATCGCAGCACGCAAGACCGCCATCGAAGCGGTCGCGGCTAACGTGACCACTGCAACCATGTCGGTTTTCGCCCCTGCGCCGGCTGGAGAAAAGGCGGGACCCTTCGACTTCCTGAAGGTCTCATGGGAAACCTTCGCAAAGAAGACCGCATCGGCTGATCGCGCCACATTGGAAGATGCTCAGGCGCAGGCGCAAGCGATTGTGCAGGCATTAGCGCAAGCCATTGCCAGCATGGCCGATGCCGACGCCGACGCCGACGCGGCAGAAGCGGCAGCGGCAGAAGCGGCAGAAGCGGCAGAAGCGGCAGCGGCAGAAGCGGCAGCGGCAGAAGCGGCAGCGGCAGAAGCGGCAGCGGCAGAAGCGGCAGCGGCAGCAGAAGCGCCGGCTAAGCCTGCTAAGCGCCAGCGCCAGCGCAAAGCGGTAACAGCGTAACGCCACACACTGGCATGCGCATAGCATGCCAGTGTGATCAGGCTTAGCCACTGTATAAATATACAGTGGCTAACCCTGATCTTTAAAAACTCGCCTCGTTTTGCCGTGATCACGTTGTGGTCACGGCCTGTTATTCGCGCCTCCGCCATCGGTGCGCATGCTCGCCAGCATGCGCGCCAATGGTGGCGCAGGATACTTTGCACGGTAGCCCGAAACCCATGCGCAATGCACTGTAGCTAGACCAGCAACACGGCCTAGAGCATCCAAAGCAGAGAGCACGGCTAGTAAGGCAAGCCCTTGTCTTTAGGACATAAGAAAGCGCAAGCCCTGCAACATGGTGGCAATTCAGGATAGCGGAAAGAAACGAGGCCGGATGCCGGCATGTTTTCAGGTGGCGCAATGGGAAACAATGCTTGTATTCACGTGACATATCACGTTCATTAACAATTTGCAGCCGACGCAGCAGCCGACGCAGCAGCCGACGCAGCAGCCGACGCAGCAGCCGACGCAGCAGCCGACGCAGCAGCCGACGCAGCAGCAGAGACCATCATCGAACACAATTCGGATTTAACGACATCAGGCGTAATGCGCCAGTCACGATGTCGGCGCATAGCAAAAAACGGGTTATGGTCGCGGACCAGGGAGAAGTTACGCCTGGAAGTTGCCAAAAACCACGATTTGCACAGGTTACAAAGCGTGCAGCAGATCCGGCGCAAAGCCGGACATCAAACCTAGCAGCGTGCGTTAGCTGGCCAGTCTTCAACGAGAGCAGTGTGTCTTACGTTTCGCCGAGAGCGAGAAGGGAAACGGGCTGCAATCCGGCAAGACTCAGCATCAGCAAGGTACAACAAAGAACCTGTAGCGTAGGCTCAGCATTGGAAGCGTCAATTCCTTTGAACTGAGCAGCAAACCACACCCAAGCAAGATGTGAGTAAGGCCGCCTGTAGTCTGGGCTAAAGGCCTGCTTCGCCCGGATTCCGTAAATGGGAATCAGCAGCGTTGAATGTGTAGGATAAGCCGGAGACTGAGAAAGCAAGGCGCAAGCTTTGCCGGAGTCGCCCTTGAAATACGGCTCTTCAACGTGTTAGCCAGGCTGAGCAGTGGCCAGATAGGGTCTAGGGGCATCCCTAGAAGGTGGGGGTTTAGCCGGTGAAAGCCCGTGATTTCAACCCTGAGCAAGCAAGAGAGCAGGCACACATTCCGGCATATCGGGAATCACTGCGCCCGCTTGCCAGGGAGCAAGGATGTTGCCAGATTCTAAGTCAATCCCAAATTGGCAGAATAGTGAATCTAGGGTCAGAAGCGAGTACGAAAGCCAAAAGCCATGACACCTAAGCAACATCCTCGACAAGCTCCAATTTCCAGCCTTGGAAGTCATGCCCACTCAAGCAGTGGGTCATGGCTGGCAGGGTTGTCAAGATTTTCAGGAGGTGGGCTATGGAAACCTATATCAAGTCGCCCCTTGAGGTGACAGAAGACAGACTTGTTTGGACTGCAAGCAAGCAGTTCAACCTCAGTCGAGACGAGGCTTCACACCTCAGAATCCAAAGGTGTGAAGTAGGAGCAGAGGTGAGGGAGCAAGCCGAACGCCTATTGGGCACCTGGGAAGGTACAGCCGAGCAGATCAAAGCTGCTCAGAGGCTGTATCTGACCAAAAACTGGCTGCTTGCCCACAAGTAAGCAGCAAGGCCACCGACAAGTGGCCTTTTCTTTGTCTGTTTGATTAAGCGGACAAAGAAAAGACAGGGACAGGGACAGGGACAGGGACAGCCGCAACATCAGCCGCCAAACCCCGACAAGTCGAGAAGCCAACCCCGACAAGTCAAGCCAACCCCGACAAGTCAGGAAACCCTCTTGACAAGTCCTAAAATCCCTGAAACAAGTCAAAAACCCCCTTAGACAAGTCAAGCGCAGTCAAGTCTAGCTGGCTCAAGTCTAGCTGGCTCAAGTTCAGCAATTTGCTGCCTCTTTTTTAAGCAAACAGTACATTTTCCCAAGTGTGCTCTTCCTGTATTTATAAGGGTTTCAAGCCTTTTCTATACAAAAAAAGCTTAAAAATAAATTTCTTGTCTAGGCAACAGTAATTCTCATTTGAGAAAAACTCTCATCTACGAAAGCCCAATCCTTGGAGCGTTTCACTTTTGCCGCGTTTCTGTATAGAAAACGGCTAGAACCCGCGCCATTCCTGGGTTTATCCAGATGAGATATGTACACTTCCTCACTTGTCATAATGGAGAAAAGTGATGATTTTTGCCCTCTTGGAAGAATTTTTCTCTCTCCTGTCCAGCCGGGGTATGCGCCCCGGTCGGGCAGCCCGTCGGGTCTTCGGCCCCGACGCCGACATCGACAGCCTGGCTGAGCTGGCCGGGCTGGAATTCAACCTTGCGGGAGATGTGGTCTCCTTCCGCAAGGCTTACGACGACGTCCGTTCCTGCATGCAAAGCAGGGGCGCCGACGTCCACGATTTCTACGCCAAGCTTGGCGTAGAGGTCGCCACCCTCGCCGACGAGACGGGTAAGGTAGTCGCCCGTGCTCTCGTCTGCGAAAACAGGTACAACACCTGTTATGGAGTCCAGCACCACGTGCTGGAAGCCCTGTTGCTGGCATCCGGGTACCACCAGTGCCAGCAGTGGCTTGGCGGTGCAAAGGTTCGGCTTCCGAAGCCGACCACAGTCCCCGTGTTTCACGGGGTATACGAGACACGGGGATACTACGTCGACCAGTTTCACTGGCACGACGGGGCGCTCAAAGCCGCCCTGAAGCGGGGTTGGCTGCCCCGGGAGGATGAGGAGGTCGTCAAAGGTAGCGACAGCCGCGTCGTCGCCCCTAGTGGCCTCCTCCAAGCCTTGGAGGAAGGCTGGACCCCTCTTGGTAGGGTCGAGTGCAGAGTCCGGGTCCAGACCCGAGTCCTGGGCCGAGTGGTCCGGGTAGCCGATCCCCAGGTATCAATCTGGGTGGACGGATATGGGCCAGGCGCCGAAGGACTCGTCGAGTACATCGACGAGGACGAGGACCTGTGCCCCCGGTGGCACAGGTACGACTGGCTGGAGGAGGAGATGGGCGTAATCTAAGTCCATCCAGCCGCCCAAACGGCCCCACAGGCCGTTTCTCCAATAACACCTTGGGCTACCCTTTACCCCGAGGTGTTATTGGTCCCCAGCGCCCGGATAGCGGCGCTCCTGACTATCATTCAAGGAGGTTTATCGTGGAAACCCATGAGTTGTCCCTCCAGGCCCTCAAGTCGTACCTTGAGGACTTGACCGAACAGGCCGCCCAGCAGGTGCTGGAGCTGCCCATCCTGCCCGACCGGCTGGTCGGGCTCTTGCTGTTGGGGGAATGAGCATGATCCCCACACTGAAATCCTATTTCGAGGACCTGGGGTTCAGGTCCGACACCCTCAAGGGCCCTGAACAGGTCCTCACGAAGGTCCGCTCCGACTTCCGCCTGGCGGTCAAGACGTTGGAGTCGGAGCTGGAGAACCTCGCCCTGGACGGCGACCTGAACCCGCAGGAGTACGTCCGTGCCCTGAATCAAGCCAAAGCCGACCTCAACACCTTGTTGAGGGGCCTCAAGGACACCGTGGACAAGCTATGACCCCATTCCTCACCTGGGCGGAGGCCCACCCCGCCTTGATCGAACTGGCGGTGCTGTCGGGCATCGCCCTCCTGATGATCCTTTGTAACAAGGGAGACCAGAAATGAGACCAAGAGACCCGATCCTGCACGCAGTGCAGATCGTCCACCTGATCCTGTACGCAGCCCTGTGGCTGCTCGTCATGATCGGGGGCGGGGTCATTGCCCTGCGCCTGATCCAGGAGGGGTACTACAGCCCCTCCCTCGTGCTGGGCGCTGGTGTGGTCATGATCGGCGCCCGTATCGTTGAGTTGTTCGAGGACCTTGTCTCATGAAGTTCCGCACCTACACAGCCGAGCGGCCCGGGGACCCGCTCGTGCGCTATGGCCACCCCAGCAGTACCCCGCCAAGGGCGCTCCTGGCCCGCCTGCGCCCCAAATTCTTCCGTGGGTGGGCCGAGGTACGTCAAATCCTGCCAAACGGCTCAGAGCAGCTTGTGGGCGTGCTCCAGGAGGGGCGCATCAAGGTGGAGGAGAGTCTCTGCCATGATTGAGACGTGCTACCGGACCCGGGACGGGCAGGTCTTCAGCCGGATCGAGACGGCAAGGCGGCAGGAGACGCTGCTCGACGCCCTGGAATCCTCCCGGGCCGCCAACATGCGGGCCAACCTCCAGCAGTACCTTGCCTACTGCGATAAGCACGGGCTCTGCCCGGATTGCAACCAGAAGTACGCCCCGGACGGCGACTGCGGTTGCGACTTTTAAGGAGAGGTGAACATGTACCAGCTCAATGCCCGTGAAGGGTGGATCATCCCGCCCAATACGGAAGTGCCCGGTGGCACTGAAATCCCACCTTGGTCAGAGATTGGCTACAGCTGCACGTTTGGCCACAGCTGCACATTTGGCCACAGCTGCACGCTCGGCAACTACTGCACGCTCGGCGACGGCTGCATGCTCAGAGACGGCTGCCGGCTCGGCAACGACTGCACGCTCGGCAAATACTGCAAGCTTGGCGACAAATGCACGCTTGGCCGCAGATGTTTACTAGGCCGCAGCTGCACGCTCGGCAACTACTGCACGCTCGGCGACGGCTGCATGCTCAGAGACGGCTGCCGGCTCGGCAACTACTGCAAGCTCGGCAACATCTGCAAGCTCGGCGTCGGCTGCCACATTCCAAGCCCAACCTGGCGCGGGGTTAAGGTCTCCCGCTGGCTCACCCTCGCCAACGTCGACGGGTCCGGGCGCATGGTCCTGATCCTGCAAGACGAGCAAGGGAAGGTCTGGGTTGAAGCAGGCTGCTTCTTCGGTTCGCTCGAAAATTTCGTCGAAAGAGCCAAGCGTGAAGAGAAGCACGTCTATGTGGCCATCGTGTCCGCTGTCGTGAAGTCGTTGGAGGGCCTGCACCATGCTTAACCTGAGAACCCTGGCCGACGATGCCAGGATTGAGATCACCGGCAGGGATCTGAAGGCGCTGTACAACCTGTCAAGGCAGTTGAGCAGCGGGGTCGGGGTCTCCTACGCCCTGCTGAAAGAGAAGGCAGAGGAGATCGACAACCTTGTCTCCAGGGCTGAAGTCTGCGTACCGGATCAGGTACTGGAGGAGGACGAATAGAAGTGGAACAGGCGTTGGCACAACTTGGGTTAGTTGCCAAAATCTGAAGATGTACTAAAGTAGACTCCTGGGCTCGAACCTTGGGCCAAGGTAGCGCATCGCATCGCACTGCACCGCAGCGCAACGCAAGGCACCGCAGCGGAAAGCAAAGCGCCAAGGCCCTTTAAAGGCTTTGGCGGTGGGCTTTCCCACCAAAGACAACTTTCAAGGAGAAACTGATGTTCACCACCTTCGCCAAACAAGTGAACCACCGCCTCAATCAGCTCGCCAAAGGCGAGCTTTTCGTTACGGTGGACGGCGACACCCTCTGGGACACCTACCTCGCCTCGTTCCCCGAGGGGACGAACCCGATCTACCGGGAGCGCACCGAACACGACTGCTCGTGCTGCAAGAACTTCATCCGCAACTATGGCAACGTCGTCGCCATCATCGACGGCGAGTTGACCTCGATCTGGGACGTCGAAGGCGCCCCCGCACCCTACGACGTCGTAGCCAAGTCGCTGCATGAAGCAGTGACCGGGCACCCGATCACCAACCTGTTCCGCACCAGTGAAACCAAGTATGGGGCCGAGCACAACTTCGAGAAGCTCGAAGACGGCGGGGCCAAGAAGTGGCACCACCTCTGGGGCGAGGTCAGCAGCCACCACCACACCAAAACCCCGGACAAAGCGCGAGGCGACTACCGGACCCAGGCGCAGACCCTTCACCGTGGCTTCACCGAACTCACGTCAGGGGCACTGAGCACAGTACTGGATCTGATCGAGTCCAAGGCACTGTACCGGGGTGAAGAGCACAAGCGGGCAGTGGAGAATTTCTGCCACGAGCAGGCCAACTACCTTGCATGTAAGGACGAGACAGAGCGCAACTTGGTGTTGTGGATGCGAGCATCCTCCCCGTCCGCATTCTTCCGCAACAGCGTGATCGGTACGCTGGTGCAGGACCTGTCCGAGGGCAAGGACCTGGAGCACGCCGTGAAGTCCTTCGAGCAGAAGGTCGCGCCGGCCAACTACAAGCGCCCGACTGCCCTGATCACTCAAGGGATGATCGACCAGGCCGTGAAGACGATCAATGCGCTGGGGTTGGAAGCGGCGCTGGAGCGCCGCCTTGCCCGTCTGTCCGACGTGAATGTCAACAACGTGCTCTGGGCCAGCAACAAGGCCAAGAGCAAGATGGTCGGCGGCGTCGCCGATCTGCTCGCCAGTAGCGTCAAGACCAAGGTCCCCAAGGCAGCGACCGACATCGGCATCGACGCCTTCATGGCCGACGTGCTGCCCAAGACCACGGACATGTCTGTCTTTGTGAAGAACAAGCACCGCTCGAACCTGATGGTGCTCACGGCCCCGGTCGTGCCCGATGCACCGCGGCTATTCAAGTGGGACAACGGGTTCGGCTGGTCGTATGCAGGCAACGTGGCAGACTCCGATCTTCGTCAGGCCGTGGCCGGACGTGGCGGCCGGGTCGATGGCGTGTTCCGCTTCTCCCACATGTGGAATTATGGCAAGCGCAATGCCAGCCTCATGGACCTGCACGTCTTCATGCCGGGGAGCACCAAGAAAGTCGAGGACGACATTTCCGACTACTATGGCAACGGTCGGCGCGTGGGCTGGAACCACCGCAATGACTACCACTCGGGTGGGGTCCAGGACGTGGACTACACCAATGCGGCGCCGGTGGGGTATGTTCCGGTAGAGAACATCACGTTCCCCGACTTGGGCAAGATGCCCGAGGGCCAGTACATCTGCAAGATCCACAATTGGGCACTTCGACACCCCACAGAGGGCGGCTTCAAGGCCGAGATCGAGTTCGAAGGGCAAGTGTTTGAGTACGAAGTCGACCGCCCGCTCAAGAACAAGGAGTGGGTTACCGTCGCAGTGGTCACGCTGAAGGACGGGCGCTTCTCGATCCAGCACAAGCTGCCCTGTGCGTCTGCCTCGCAGACCGTCTGGGGCATCAACACCGAGTCCTTCGTCGACGTTAGCACGGTGATGCTCTCCCCGAACCACTGGGGCGACAGCGCCGTGGGCAACAAGCACTATTTCTTCGTGCTCGACGGCTGCCGCACCGACGAGGACATGCGTGGCATCTACAACGAGTTCCTGCGCGGCGATCTGGATCAGCACCGGAAGGTGTTCGAAATCTTGGGAGGCAAGACCAAGTGTGCTCCGGATCAGGATGGTATGAGCGGCCTCGGGTTCAGCAGCACCCGCAACGACGAGGTCATCGTGCGTTGCGACGGCCGTCTGTACAACGTGAAGTTCTAACCAAGGAGTAACCATGAACAACAACTATAGCTTGCTGCGTCCCTTCGACCTGGACGCAGCCAAGAATGGAGAGCCTATCTGCTTTGCAGATGGGGCGTCTGCTAAGTTCATTGCACACGAGCAAGGGCACCCATACCTAAAGGACTGGGGAGTCATTGCACTCAGCCCTACTGGTATCTCCACACATGGGGAAAACGGCCATCGTTGGCGGGACGAACCAAGCGTATATGACCTCCGCATGGCCCCACTCTGCTGGGTCGAAGGCAAGCCTGTCTACAAGGGTGACGAGCTGTGGCACAAGCGTTGCCAGTGCATAGTCACGGCGCACCACATGAAGAGCAGCGACACCCTTTGTGAAAAGAATAATTGTGGATCTCATCTCGAAAACCTCACCTGGGAGATCCCCAAAAAACAACTGAAGTTTCTGGCGTACATCGACCGCAGCGGCCACCTTTTCTGGAGAAAAGAAGGACTTGAGGCCCCACCCGACTATTTGCGCGTCCCGTCTGAAGACAAGATCATCGAACTGGAGCAATCGTGAACGAAAACCTGAACCAAGCCTTGACCAAGCTGATCGAGGCCAGTCTGGCTGCAATGGACTCGGCCGCTACTTTTCTCCAGGCTGAAATCCCGGAAGTCATCCACCAGTTGCTGCTCTGGCACTTGACGTACCACTTGATCATGTTTGTGACAGGGTTGGCGATTATCGCCAGCCTGATCTACGTCTGGGTCAAGTACAGCGGACGTGGTCGAGTATTGGAGGAAGGGAGCAATTACCGAGACTCCAAATACAGCTTCACTCTGACCCACGACGAGCGCGGGGATATTGGTGCCCACATGATTGGCTCAGTCTTTATAACCTCAGTTATCAGTGGGGTAGTGATTGACACCTTCTTCAACCTCGAATGGCTTCAGATCCTCATCGCACCCAAAGTGTGGCTGATTGAGTACGCCGCACAACTTGTCAAGTAACACCCTCAACCAAGGAGTAAATCACCATGACTGACCTGTTCCTGCAAGCAACCCGCCGTAAGTTCCGCTTCCCCTCCAACAAGGGCGACCTGTCCGTCGAACAGCTCTGGGATCTGCCGCTCACCAGCCGCAACGGCTTCGACCTCGACACCGTGGCCAAGACGGTCAACACACACCTGAAGGCTGCAAGCGAAGAGTCCTTCGTGGTCACCAGCAGCAACCCGGCCAAGACCACCCTCCAGGAGCAACTGGAGGTCATCAAGGCAATCATCGCCGTGAAGCTCGACGAAGCGGCCAAGGCCAAGATCCGCAGCGACCGTGCCGCCGAGCGTCAGCGCCTGCTGGAGATCCTCGACCAGAAGGAAGATGACGAGCTGAAAGGCCTGTCCCGCGAGGAGATCAAGAAGCGACTTGCGGAACTCGATTAACCCGGTACGGGCCGCCAAGGCGGCCCACAACATAGGAGATACTCATGACGACACCCGTAAACCACGGGAAACTCTGGACGCCTCAACAGCATCTTCGGATGCTGAAGCTGTGGATGGCCGGCAGGTCTGTACACCAAATCGCCAGACACATGGGCAGGCAGACGGACTCGATCCTCGCTCAGTTCGAAAAACTCGGTCTTAACGGCCCGAGAGAAGCGTTCGGGTACGGCACGCCGTATCCTCCGGACTCTGAACTCGTGAAGCGAGCCCACGACAGGTTCAACCAAGTCACTGGGGGCATCCACCACCGAGGCCCCGACGATCCGTCAGGGCCAGCCGATGAGTACGCCCCGCTCAAGTCCGAGGACACAGGCCAAGTCGCCCTCTGCCACACAGTAGCACTGAAGCTCGACAACACCGTCCCTGCCCCACTCACCACCGAGGAAACCACCATGTTCAAGTTCGAAACCAAGCACTACATCAACGGCCAGGACGTGTCCGAGATGGACAACGCCACCCTGGTCAAGGCCATCCTCCACGAGCAGGCGGCCATCGCCGAGCTGGAAAAGCTCAACCCCCGACCCAAGCGCATCACCAAGGCGCTGGAAGAGCGCAAGGCGAAGCTGGCTGAGGCCATCGAGTTCCTCGACAAGCTGGATGAGGCTGATGCCTAACCGCGTCTTCATCATCGCGGACCTCCATATCGGCCACGCCAACGTGCTCAAGTTCGAGCCGCAGGCGCGGCCGTTCGGGTCCATCGAAGAGCATGATGAGGAGTTGATCTACCGGTGCAACCACGTCGTCAAACCAAAGGACACCCTCTGGATACTCGGCGACGTGGTGTTCGGTCAGCACAACCTGGAGAAACTGGCTCGCCTCAACGGGCACAAGCACCTCGTGATGGGAAACCATGATCACTTCCCGTCCAGCGAGTACCTCAAGTATTTCTCCAGATTGCACGGCTGCACCAACTACCGGGACTTCATCCTCACCCATGTCCCAGTCCACCCCATGAACATTGGCCGCTTCAAGGGCAACATCCACGGCCACCTGCACAGCCGTACGGTGGGGGACCCCAACTATGTCTGTGTCAGTGCAGAGCAGCAAGACCTGACTCCGAAGCTGCTCGACACGGTGATTCACGAGTTTGACCAGGCTCGGCAGCTACCTTGAAGTTGCCAAAATCTTTCACTAAACCAAATGAGGGTTTGCCCCCTCGCCGTAGTACCTTCCACTAGGAGAATCACATGAGCAACAACATCACCATCACCATCGAGAACCCGACCCCGCTGACCCTCTTCGCCATCTCCCTGGCTCAGGCCCTGGAAAGCGGGACCGTACAACTCAACTCCATCCAGGACCTTGCCGAGAAGTTCAGCGAGTTCGGCTGCCCGGGCAGCGAAGGTTGCCCGGGCAGCGAAGGTTGCCCGGGTTGCGAACGGGGCGCGGACTCGGACGATGCACCGGCACAGGATCAGCCTGTTTCTCAACCGACCCCGGCCCCGGCCCCGGAACTGAAGCCGATCCGCAAGCCCGCAGATTTGCTCAGCCTCGAACCTTGGGATCTCATCCACTGGAAGGGCTCCAGGTTCGAGTTCGACGGCGAAGTGGTGGAAGTCAATGCGATCGAAACCGACTTCGATGACGCAGATGATCCGTTCATCTACCCCGGCGACAGCGTCGTCCTCTATGTCCGTCGCTCAGACACCGGCAAGCGGGTGAGCCTGACCTGGGCTGACCTCCAGACCCACAGCCTGACGCTGCGGTAATCAAGAATGGGCCGGGTAACCCGGCCCATTTGCAGAGTAAAGCGGCAAGCCTTTGCAGGCTTGCCGGTTGGCTTTGCCCAACCCAACCATCAAACCTGTTTTGGAGAAAGAAGATGCCTTCTGATTTTGTATTAAATCCCACTGCCGTTTTTGAGAAGCTTGATGCGCTGGCCATGTCTTATGGTGGCCTACACCCCAAGGCCCATCAGGCTGAACCCTTCGCCGAAAACCCCAACCATGTCTCTGTCCTGCGTCGTGGTGACCGTGTAGTGACCGCACTGGGGGTGGTGATGACCGTCTACACCACGAGGAACCTAGACGCTTACCTCATTCCGGAAGATTACCATGACAGGTCGTTCAGCTCATGGGCCAACCCAAGGTTCGTGACGTTGACTGCTCCTCGCGCCCCGCTACCCGAGACGGGTTTCGCTAACGTCTTCAACATTTCTGACATGAGCCCGAACTACATCTACGGGGACGTGATGCTGTCCGAGATTTACCGCTCCTACTCCATGAACGAGGAGGGCGAGGACGAGCTGCGTCGTCGTCAGCGGTTTGCGCAATGGAAACGGCAACGTGACGCGAGGCTCAGGCAGGCTCGTGATGAGCTGGCCCGGAAAATGGCGCCTGCCAGGCAAGGTCGGTGGTGGTGGGCACTCGGTGACAGGAGGGAGTGGCTCGATCTGCGTAACAGCGCGAAAAACAAGGGGAGAAGAGTATCGGACGCTGTCAAGCTCCTGAGAACGAGCAAGGATGAAGGATTGAAGCTGGCCTCCATGAGGGTCCTGTTCGACATCCTCCCTTCCGCGTACCTGCATCGCCACCCTCAAGCGACATGCTACGCCACATTCAGGAATCGACTCCTTCAAGACGAGTGGCAGTCGCCAGTCTGGTCGGGGGAGGAATGGTACCAGTCGCACCCCGCCTCAGCCCGCCTGTGCCATGTCTCTACCGAGGACGCGCAGCAGGTCGCCTACATCGACTCGGTCGACAAGATGGAGCGGGAACTCTTTACCCGGTGCAAGCCGGGGCGGTTCCTGACCAAGTTCTTCTCCGACGTGCTCTCTGAGGCAGAGATCAAGCGGTGGGCCGAGCGTCAAACCCTGTACCACGACACAAGGACCAAGATGAAGTTTGTCGAGAACGACAACCCGGAAGGGTGGGAGTGGGTCTACGAGAACGCCTCCGGGTTCTCGTCCTGCATGATGTATGACCACCCCGAGAGCCGGTACATCGACTCAGACCTATATGGGGTCGACCACCCCGTCCGAGCCTATGCCTACAAGGGAAACGGCCTCCGCCTTGCCTACATCGGGGACGACGTCGGGACGCCTGGAGGCAGGGTCTATGCCCGAGCCATTGTCCGAGACGAGCCCCGTACCAAGGGTTACGTCCGGATCTACGGGGACGAGCGCCTGAAGGTGCTGCTCGAAAAAGAGGGGTACGGTGAAAAGGTAGGGTTGAGGGGTGTGAAGCTCGTACGCCGAGAGCACCCTTGTGACGACGACCTGATCATCTGCCCCTATCTCGATAGTGGTGAGGTCGAGGTCCATGAAGGCTACCTGCTGGTGGTAAGTGACGGAATCGACTCGACGAGCGAAGGTTGTATCAGCTATGAGGAGCATTCATGCCCCCGGTGCGGCGCCACCCTCGGGTCGGGGGATGAGACGAACTACAACGATCACGTCGGGGATTATTGTGATAACTGCGAAGACCTCGTCGAGGCAATTGTCGGTGTATCCAGTAGCGGTTACAGGTTCACCGAGATGGTTGAGGAGTCTGAGACCATCGAGATCGACGGCGACACCTACCTGGAAGACTCGGATCTGCTTCGTCGATGTGGATTCGCCCAGTGTGAGGAGTGCGATGAGTGGGTGGAGTCAGACGACCTGACCGAGACCTCTCGTGGCCCTGTATGCAGCTGCACTGACACGGTCGAACTCGACGTGGAGGACCCGTATGGGAACAAGTGGGCGTGCACTGACGACGCGGTAGAGGCAGTCCGGGTTTCTACCGGGAAGGAAGTCATGATCCACGAGGACATGCTGGACGGAGAGGAGTTCATGACGCCGGAAGACTATCAAGCCTGGCTCGATGAAGATGAAGCCAAGGAAACTGTTCAGGAGAATGTGTGATGTCCAAGAAAACAAATGTTGTGGCCCTGAATCAGGCACCCCCGAAGAAGTACACCACTGTGGCGGAGAAGTGGGGCGTGGAGGAGAACGTAGGGGTGTTGTTGTCCATGCTGACGTACTGCCGTTGCCACGGATCTGAAGGTGAGCGCCAGTTCACCGAACGCTTCATCAAATCGCTGCCCGGGGTCTATCCGATGTATGGGCCGAAGGAGGAGGTGGCCGCCTATGTGGTCGAAGTCCTGAGCGAAGATGGGACCTACCCCCCGGTCCTGTTCTCGGCGCACCTGGACTCCGTTCATTGGATCGAGGCGGGGCCACGTCAGCCGGTGGATTTTGATGCAAACCTGGGGCTGGCCTTGACGGTAGAGAAGCAGCCGTTGGGGGCAGATGATGCGACCGGCGTCTGGTTGCTGACCCGGATGATCAACGAGGGCGTGCCGGGGGTCTATGTGTTTCCCCGGGGCGAGGAGAAGGGCGGGATCGGGTCCAGCCTTCTGGCTGATCACCACGCTGAGTGGTTGAGTCAATTCGACTACGCCATCGCCTTCGACCGCCGTGGTACGGGGGATGTGATCACGCACCAGTCGTGTGGCCGGTGCTGCTCAGACGAGTTTGCCAAGGCGTTGGCAGCTTCTCTCAATGAGTTCGGCCTGTACTATGCCCCGTGCGATGGCGGAGTATTCACTGATACTGCCAACTGGATCGAGCACATTCCGGAGTGCACGAACATCTCCTGCGGCTATGACCATGAGCACAGCGCCGACGAGCTGCAAGACGTCGAGCATGCACAGGCGTTGCTGACTGCCGTACTCAATATCTACTGGGAGGCATTGCCGGTGGTTCGCAAGCCGGGTCCCCCGGACTATGGCTTTGGTAGCTATGGGTTTGGTTTCGGGTTCGGCAGCTACAAGCGCAGCAGTGCGTGGGACAACTTGAAGTCGAACTGGCTCGACAAGAACAACAGGATTCCAGACGGGGAGGACGAGATGGACGAGTTCCTCGACGATCTCTTTACCCCATCTGAACTGAGGTCTGAAGGCGAGAAGTGGAAGGATGACCCGGACAACTTCTTCGACCTCCAGCAACTGCTGTCGATGAGCAAGAGAGAACTGGTCCAGTTGGCGGAGGAGGACCCTGCGTACTTTGCGCTCTCGGTCTACTACGTTCTTGACGACCTTGTGGCTGGAGACAGTTGATGTTCTACATCGGAGTTGCCCAAGGTTATGTGGGTGAGAAGAAGCCGGTCCACAACGTCCGGTTTGCTCGCCCCTTCACGTCGTTTGATGAAGCAGACGACTTCGCCAAGTCGATAGGATTGCTGTGGTACGCAGTCCTGCGAGCTTGCTAAGGCCCTTCGGGGCCTTTCTTTAGTGGAGAGTGACATGAGTATGAATATCTGTGTCTTTGTGGAAATACCTGTTCTTCAGTTGAAGAACAACAAACAAAAAACGGTGAAGGAGTTCTTCACTGTATGGCAGACGCCCACAGACGTCAGCTATGAAATAGCCCAGTCTGGGGACCCTATCAAGGCCTACTGCGATTGGGTGTTGAGCGTCAGCAAGGATGAGCAGCTTGAACTTTATGCTGAGGATGACCTGTTTGCTGAAGGACCAGTGATCGGGTACGAAACCTACAACCCCGGCAGGGACCACATCGCAGAGTTGTTGCAGTGGGTAGAGATGAAGGAAGAAGTTGGAACGATAAAAGTGGAGATTCTGTGATGACCTACCACACACGCATCATTACGCTGACCTACAACGACGCCAGCGTGCCCACGTTCGAGACCCAGGACGAGATCGACGAGTGGCACCGTGCCCTGGGACGCATGGTGGCCTACGGCCTGCGGACTGCGCCGACCGATGAGTCGGTTATCGAGTGGGTGCCGATGGCGTTTGGCACCAGGCCGACCGAGATCCTGTGCGCCTATCATGCACCTATCATCAGCCAGCCGATAAAGTACGAGGACGGCAGCGCCCGCTATCTCGGGTCGCCAGCAGCCAAGCTCGACGACTTCACCAACGAGCTGAAGAACCTGACCGACGGGCGGCGGCCTTTCGTCATGGGCGCTGTGCTGCTGAGCGACGGTAAGTGGGGCTTTCACTCATGAGCATATCAACCATCTACCGCGTCTCGGTAACCCTGCCCGACTGGGCATACTCCGAGATTCAACGGACAAACAAAGAGCACGAGTTCGACGCGGACGTCCTCAAGGCGTGTATCAATACCGAAGCCGGCGGCTGGAACACATACTGCGACTGCGAACTGTGGGCAGAAACGCCTGTGCGAAGACAGGCCGAACTGTGCGAAAAAGCTCTTGCCAGCGTCGTTGGCAAATGGATCGACTGGGCTGAAGAACAAGGGGCGTGACCATGAAGAACCAAAAACAAAGTAAAGCCCAGCGAATCATCGAGCTTGAGCGAAAGCTGAAAGAGGCTCAAGCGTGCCAGATTCACACGCACCACTTCGCCTCTGCCGAGCTTGACAGGTTTGGTATCGACAAGATGATGGGGTCCGGCGTGATCCTTGAGTTGTCCGCACTTGGAGGGAGGGCACTTACGCCGGTCATGATCTCCGATGGCTTGTCTGCTGAGACCATCGCTGCGATCAAGGCTGATTTGGTGCGCAGCTACAACAAGAAGACCGAATTCAAGCCGAAAGGGGCGTGAGATGAAAATCAAAACGTCTGAATTGATCGGCCCCACCCTTGACTGGGCGGTGGCGAAGTGTGAGGGGAAGGGGATTGAGTTTGATGACCCCAGAGATCCTTGGTTGGTTGTTGATGGCATTGCAGATCAGCCTCTACACAGTTATTCACCCTCAACGGACTGGGCACAAGGGGGTCTAAGAATTGAACGAGAAGAAATCTGTTTAGCAAAAGTGGGTCGCACTCTTGATGATGCAATGGCACCTCATCCTGAATGCTGGTGCGCCCATATTGACGGGGGATTCACTAGATACGCATCAGCACCACTCATAGCAGCAATGCGCTGCCTAGTCACCTCGAAACTAGGCAACGAAATCGAAATCCCGGAGGAACTATGTTCACCTTCTTCGTAAACATGCAGAAACGTAAAGACGGAAAGGTTTATGCCGATCTTCACAAGACAGATGGCAGGATCTACTTCTCTGCCAAAGAGGCACAACGGGTAATCCAGGCAAACCAGGAGATTGGACTTCAGCATCGCCATGTCGTTGAGATGGTCGCAATGACGATGGAGGATTATGAAGAACAGTCCAAGGAAATTGCAGCCCTGCGTGCTGAACTGGATGCGCTGAAGCGGCAAGAGCCGGTTGCGTACAAACACCGCGACGGCATGCTGTCCAAGCGGCTGCCAGGCGGTCCAGTCCTAGGCATCGACTGGACCCCGCTCTACGCCGCCCCTGTACCGAATTACCACGGTGGCGATTCGCTGCCGCTGGCAAAGTTCTATGCAGCCGCCAATCCCGCAGCAGTGCTGGAGCTGATCGGGGAGGTGCGCAGGCTGCAAGGAGAGTTGTCAGCAGCAGAGGCCCGTGCCAGTGACTTCCTCCGCAGCGTGTATGAACAGGCGTCTGAGGCATCTCGCTTGCGGGCTTAACTTGAGGCGGCACTGGTTGAGCAAGGAGAAAAGCAATGAAAGAAGGCAAGGAACTGTACAAGCCGGCCGAACTGCCGGCCGGAATGGATGTTGAACCGTGCCCGGTGTGCGGCGCTGATGCGGAGCTTTGGCAGCATAGCAACGATTTCAAAAACGGCCCCATCGACAAGCTGATCATGTGCAGCAACGGCGACCGTTTCGGGCCGCAGGACGGCGCAATGAACGAAGGCTGTTTGCTCTACATGCCGCCGCAGGATTTTTACCGGGGCCGGATCGCCGAGGCGGTGAAGTTCTGGAACCAGTACGCCAGGGCGCTGAACGCACAGCGCATAGAACGAAACTGGAAGCGCGCCAAGGTGCTGCGGGATGCGCATGAAGTCGCTGCAAATCCCAACAGTAATTTTGAACGTGCCAGCGCCATTGCGAACAAGTGGCCAGAATGGAAACGATCCTATGAGCTCACCAAGGATTCCGTGCGGGGCATCCCAACCGACGACACCGTCAAGGACGCAATGGCCATGAACCATGACTTTTCGGTTTCTGTAACAGAGCCTGCCGGAGAGGACCCTTGCGCGACCACCCGCCTCGCCATCGTGCGCGCCGCTGCGGCGATCTGGGAACAAAGGGAGAACGACGATGCTGAAGACGAATAAGTGGTACGCCCTCGACATGAACGGCAACATGATCTATGTGGGGGAGTTTGAAACCTTAGAGCAAATCGACGGGTCGCTGAGGATAAGCGTCGTGTGGATCGTCGATGAAGAAACGGCCCGCACCTAGCTCATGCAACTCAAGGAGATGCTGGAATGACCAAGCTCGAAGAACTGTATGCCGCGCATCAGTATCTTGAGTATCTCTGGCTGTGTAGAGACGCCGGAGATACGTACTCGATTGGGAGCGGGGATGACATCATCGCCACTTCTACAAGTGAAAGTCTGGCGCGATTCACAGTATGCGCACACAACAACATGCCCGCCCTGCTCGAAGCGGTGGAGTTTCTACAGCTTCTTAGCCCGTACCTCGACGACAGACAACAACCTGGTGAGATGTGGGCTGCGCCCGGGTGTCGGCAAATCTTGGAGAAACTGAAATGACCATCAAAGACTGCATCTTCACGGTCGAATCCCTCGCCCATCTACAGGGCAAGGAAGCCGAACTGCTGCCGCTCGTGGAGGCGGCGAAGAAGGAGCACGAGGCGCTCAAGGCTGCCGTTCGTGCGGCCAACAACCTTGTGTTCAACATGAATGAGGACAAGGACGGCGGCTACTTCCTCTGTGAAGAAGCGAGCGATGAATTGTTCAATCTACAAACCGCACTGGAGAAACTGAAATGAAATTGCATCTTAGATTGACGTTGGATGTTGAGTACGAAGTCGACACCCCTGACGTGGAGAGCTATCTCCGTGACCGTCTCGACTACATTCCGACCTTGGCAGCCGGTGAAGGGTTGCTCACCGGCAACTGCGACGCCGAGGTTGAAACTTGGACTTGTAAGGTTGAGGTGGTGCCGGATGAGTTGTTGGAAGCACTGGAGAAACTGAAATGAGTATCGAGAAAAGCATCAGCGACCTGTGCCACACCCTGCGCCTGATGGGGTGCGCGGTATGTGTTTTCACCCCGGAAGAGCTTGGCGACGTTGATCCGTCGCTGGTCGAGGATCAGATGTGCAGCCACGGGTGGAACGTGATCGAGCAGTGGAAGACGGAGGAACTGAAATGAGCAACGCAGCCGTAGCCGCAATCGAGTACGCCCTCGCCAACCGTGGTGACTCTCCGATGGAGTTTATGTACTGCTGGTTTCACGGCGACTTCGACGCTATCCGCAACGAGTGGTCGAACGTGCCCGATGAGGTGTTCATCGGTGCCGACCCGCTGTTTCAACCGAAGGAGAAACTGAAATGATCAACACCGAGAAACTGATCCCTGACTGGGTCGAAGACCTCCCTGAAGGACAAGCTCAACCCTGGCTGGTTCGTGAACAGTCTCAATTCATCTCGATCCGACAACGCGACGGTGGCGACCCGGACACCTGGCACTGGGTCCTGATCCCAGAGAAAGATGCCACAGATTTCCTGAACACGTTCAACAACGTCCTCAACCCGTGGGTCGTCGTGAAACATGCAGGATACGAGCGCGAAAGCATCGTCTGCGAGTGCCGCAACTACGACGATGCCTGGACGGCGATGCACGAACAGTTCCCCTACGAGCAGGAGCGCGAAGAACTACACGTCGACATCATGAAGCGGCTGCCGAACGGTGACCTCACTACGGAGTATTGATCATGGATGCGCAAGAATTGAAGGACAGTCTCGGCACCTTCTACGGTACTGAGAATTATTACATGTTTCTGCCCGGGCTGCTGATGACGGACGGGGTCAAATACCTGGCCGACAACGCGAAGGCGTACTGGCTCATGGACATGATCTGGTCCTACCTGCCGACGCTCAAGCGTAAGCGGGAGACCTTCGCCTTGGTCCGGTATGCGGGACAGCCTGGGGGCAGCGGCCTTTTCTCCATCACGGACGATGACCCGGCCCACATCACCTATGCAACACAGGCTGTCGAGTACAGCGACTTCCCTCTCGACGAGATCCGTCTCTACCTGTCGCTGGCTGACGAGGGTCGGTTCGTGGTGATGCTCACGTCGGAGTATTGATCATGGTCGAGATGAGGGTGTATGTCGGCACCTATGCCGCCTACAACAGCGGCAGCCTCCGTGGCAAATGGTTGAACCTGTCCGATTATGAAAGTCGGACAGAGTTCTACAAGGCCTGCGCCAAGCTGCACAAGGTCGAGCACGACCCTGAGTTCATGTTTCAGGACTGGGAGGGTATCCCCAAGGGTTTGATCGGGGAGTGCTGGATCAGCGAATCTTGTTGGGACGTGATGGAGGCTTACGGTAAGTATGGCGAGGACTAGGTGAACGCCTTCCTTGCCCTATTCGATGGTTGGGATGAGGAAGACTTCAATAACAAGTACCGCGGGGAGTATGAATCCTGGGCTGCGATGGCTGAGGACTTCCTGGACGAGACAGGCGCGCTGGCCGATGTGCCCGAGCAGCTGCGCAACTACATCGACTTCCAGGCCTACGGTCGGGACATCCGCCTCAACGGCGACATGGTCGAGCACGACCACCACTTTTTCTGGAGTTAGCGAATGAGCCAACGAAACCTCGTTGCAACCCTGTTGAGAGGTAACAAGCCTGTCTGGTCACGGCGGTACGCCAGACTCGACACGGCAATCCCACGCTGCACCCAGCTCGCGCTCCTGGAGGGTCACCCCCGGGACGTCATTGAGCTGTCGCACGCCGAGACTGGCATGCAGATCGGTACCGTCAAGCTCGGCGTCGGTAATCGGATCGTGTCTACGTGGGCTTGGGATTAAGTTGCCACAATGTACTGCATGTACTAAAGTATAGCCATGCACATCACTTTCCAGTTCATCGGGCTCGACTTCCAGGCGGAGGTCGATTTTCTTCAACCGTGGTTCGAAGACGAGGAGGTTGAAACTGTATTCCTGTCGCTGTGCTGTAACGGCCTTGATGCCTCGTTTCTAGCGGACTCGGACATCTGGGCTGATCTGAAGGCTGCCGCACTTGAGGCTGCCACCCCTGTCGAGACCCTCGACACAAGCTAGGAGGTTCAAATGATCTCAACCCATGTTGTTTCGTCGACCATTGAGCGTATTGGTTACCAGGACGGCACCCTCTACGTTCAATTCAAGTCGGGTGTAGCGTACAGCTACGAGGGCACGCCCTACGACGTCTATCAGATGTTGGAGAAGGCCGAATCCGTGGGCTCGACCTTTCATCGCCAGGTGAAGGGCCGGTATCGTTACACCCGGTTGGACCGTGACCCATTTGCCCTACCAACCAGGAATCAAAATGCACGCAGTTCTCAGAAGAATTGGGGAATCCATCGAGATTTGCCCGTCAGCGGGACCGTTTAAGGGTAAGCCGATTGCCCGAGCGGAGAAGGTGAGCACAAGGACTGGGGGCCGTCCGCTGTACGGCCACCCAGTTACGCTCAAGGCAGTATGGGGTCTGGAGATCCTTGATGAGAGGATCTACGACGACCCGGAGACGATGCGAACTCTTCCGTTGTCAGGGAGGGTTCGTTGAGACTCACTGAGGGACAGAAGCGGAGCATCAGGAAAGCCATCTTGGTGCAGAGGTACGGGGACAGCCCCAACATCAAAGCTCTGCAAGCAGCCAAGAAGAAAGCCCTTCGCAACCGCGAGCGGCTCAAACGATATAAGGACTCGAAGAATGAAACATCAACACAAAACGATGATGATCACCTTGTACAAGGGCAAGATGCCGAAGGCGATCCGCAAGCAGTTCTGTCAGCCCGACCGTGAGCGGGCGATCATGGATTATGAAGTGAAGAAGCCGAGTGGTTACACCGGCATCTGATTGATGGTCAATGCCCCTGCCAAAGTAATGGAGAATCGGTCTCCGTCGACGGTCTAAAACAACTTCGACAAACCCGGCAGGGGCACCACAGGAGCAACGATGATTTTTTGGAGTTGAAGATGCGACACCTGCTTTCCGCAGAGGACATCAACCAGGCGATCTCGAATCTGGAAGCTGAGATTCGTTCGCTGGAGCGGGAGAAGACCCGAATCACCGGGCTCCTCGGCCCGAAGAAGCAGGAGATCCACAACCTCCGCGTCCAACTTGAGAAGCAAAAGACCGAGGAAGTGCGAGGGGTCACCGATCACGCCGTTCTCCGTTATCTGGAGAGGATCTTTGGGTTGGACACGGACGCCATTCGCGCTGAGATCCTGAGTCAGATGGGCGGTAGTCAGGCCCTCAAGGCGGGGGACTTCAAGTTACGCAAACGAGATGGGACAGCAGTTGTCGTGAAAGACGGCAAGGTTGTCACCGTGATGGATTGAGGAGGTTGAGATGGGCGGAAATGCGTTAAGCAAACCCTCTGTAAGACTTGCCAGGGCTGATTACCTGGAAAAGGAGAGGTGGGCCGTTACGACACTACAGGCGGAGGCCCCTCGGTCACTCGTGGAGGCGATCCCCGCCTATGCTTCCAAGGAGACGTTCGGGGACTTGGACATCCTGATCTCCACCGGGGAGCTGGAGCCAATGGTTGCGGCAGAAGCGTTGTCAGCGGAGGAGGTTGTACGAAATGGCCCGGTCACATCCTTGGGTGTCTGGACATCAGGGGGGCTGTTTCAAGTCGACCTGATCTATATCGACAAAGACTCTTTTGGGTACGCTCACAACTACTTCAGTTACAACGACCTGGGTAATCTGGTAGGACGTGTCGCCCACAAGATGGGACTATCGCACAAGCACAATGGTCTCTATTTCCCTGTCCGGGATGGGGACTACAAGTTCAAAGAAATATGCCTAACCAAGGACTACCTGCTGGCATTGGAATTCCTGGGTTTCTCGCCTGGCGTCTTTCAGAGAGGGTTTAACACACTTGAAGATATATTCAAGTACGTGGTCGACTCAGATTTCTTCAGCAAGGAGATATATCTTCTGGAGAATCGCAATTATGCCTCTAGGGTGAGGGACCGTAAGCGCCACACATATCACGAGTTCCTCAAGTGGATGGAACTGAATCCCCGGGTAGATTATAAATACCCGCAGGATAAATCCACTTGGATGGACTACATCTTCCTGTATTTTCCTGATTTTGCACAGGAGTACGAAGGCGCTTTACGAGAATTGGCAAAAATCAAGGAGGTCAAGGAGAAGTTCAATGGGACCTGGGTGTACTCCCTGACAGGCGCACAAGGTAAAGAACTGGGAGCTTTAATGGCCAGATTCAAGTCATCGTTCCCAGATCATACGGACATGGTCGAGTACCTCCTGACCCAACCACAATCGGAAATCGCATTCCGTGTGAGACGCACACACGCAGAACTGCAAAAGGAGAACCAATGATCAACATCAAAGCAGACGTCAAGTATTTCCCTTACCCGATGCCACACAAGTGGGCTCAAACAGCGTTTCGGCACAACGAGCGCAAGATGAACCTACTCTGGTTGGTGAACCCCAAGATCGACACGTTCGCCCACTTACCCTGGGAAGGGGACGAGATCAGCGCCAGCATTGACCAACTGCTGGACAAGCAGACCATGCGGTCGCTCAATAAACCTCCTATCGAGTTCATGCAGGACTTCTGCATCATCGACACTGGCGACCTACTGTTGACCGAGACGTGGCCGCACAACTACCTACAGACCATGTGGGCTCGGGCTCGGGAAGCAAACAAACGCCTTATCGCAGGGTTGGGTCCTAACGTTTTGCGTGTCGATTTCCTCAACAAACGTAGGTTCGGGCAGTAGTCCACAGCTGATAACGATAACAAGAGGCACCAATGATTGAAGCTCCTGTACAGGAGCGAGCCAGATACAACCTAGTTAAGGCTCGGGGACATTTCCCCATTGATCTGTATGAGTTTCAGCAAGAAGCTGTAGAGGAGTTGAGCCCACTAGATAGGTCAGCTCTGTATCTGGACGTAGGTACAGGCAAAACCCTTACAAGCCTTGCCATTGCAGTTTACAAGTTGATCACAGGTATGGCGGAGACAGTATTAATTATTGTCCCGCCTGTACTGTTGGCTAACTGGGCGCGCAACATTGCCAAAATACCAGGAGTGACTTACTCCATTTATGCCGGGACCCCAGCACAACGTAAGCGCATTGACCTCAATAAACAGTTCATCGTTGTTGGGATTCAGATTTTTAAGCGAGACTTTGCCTACCTGAATGAAAGGTTGCAAGAAAAGGCAGTGTTCGGGATCGTTGACGAGGCGCAGATGTTGAAGAATCCTGCCTCTGACAACTTCCGTAAGGTGAGGGACTTTTTCATCCACCAGCAAATATGCTTGTTAACAGGTACACCACTGTCTATCCCCACGGATGGCTATGCCTTGATCAAGTTGGTGAGCCCCAATATCTACAAGACTCAGTACCAGTTTGAGTCTATCCATGTGGCTGAGAGGGACTTCTTCAAGAAGCCTACCAAGTACGCCAACCTGGATCTTCTCCATAAGAACCTGATGTTGTCCGCGATCCGGGTGCTGAAAGAGGATGTCCTGCTGGATCTGCCAGAGGTGACCTACAGCCCGATCTATTACGAGTTGGCGCCAGAGCACCTGACGCTTTACCGGCGCCTGGCTGACGAGCAAATGGTCAAGCTCACCAACGGGGAAAAGATTGACCTCACAAACGTGAGCGCGTTGTACCAAGCCTTGCAGCAGATCCCGTGCAACGCTGAACATTTCAGTGAGGGTGCAGTACAGAGTACGGCACTTGATCTGGTGGATGAGGTATTGGACGAACTTGGGGACAAGAAGCTGGTCGTCTTCTGCCACTACAAGATGACCACTCGGCGTCTGCTCGACCACCTCAGCAGGCACAACGCGGTGGCTGTCTATGGTGAGACAAAAGATCGGCAGGCTCAATTGGACAGGTTCATCAAAGACCCTGACTGCCGCGTGATTATTCTCCAGAATCAGGCGGCCTCAGCCGGGATTGATGGCTTGCAGGATGTGTGCCGCGATGCCCTGTTTCTGGAGATGCCATACCGCTCCACCACGTTCAGGCAAGCGGTGGCGCGATTGCACCGGGATGGGCAGAAGAACGGGGTCAACATCCGGGTCGCCATTGCAAACCGGACGATCCAGAAGAGAATTTGGGACATCGTCATGGAGCTGGACACGCTTGTGAACTCCGTGATTCGTGGCCCGCAGGACCTCCGGGACGCAATCAACGGGGGCTGACAAGTTGCCAGAAAACCCGATACACCCAAAGAATCCCTTGCCGCTTCTCGGGGCGGTAAGGTAGTCTCTGGCCCCTGCGGGTATAAGAAGAAGGATAGGGCAGCCCATGTACTGTTTTTACCAGACAAAGGGCGGGGCGCACGCTTGGGAGTGCGCTCTCGCGTCTGAACGAGATCGGTTGATTTCCCAGGACAAGGTCGAGTTTGTCTCTGTACTCGACGTCGACAACAGCTTCACACAAGACTTGACCCGGGAGGAGTTGGACGCGGTCAAGTATGCAGCACCCAACGGGTTTTACGCTGACTTCGACGGCGACCTTGAAGAGGTGCTGGGGCAGGCGAAGGTGTTTCTCCTGAAGCTCCAGGACGAACAGAAGTTTGACCTCTCACAAGCTCGCCTGTGGTTCACCGGGGGACGAGGGTGTCACATCGAGTTGCCTATCCCATGTTTTCTACCAAAGGTACCTCCGTCAGGTATTGCACACCTGCCTGCAATCTTCAAAGAGATTGCAATGATGCTGTATGTAGACACGCTTGATTTGAGGGTGTACACAGGGAAGCGAGGTAGGCAATGGAGAACCCCGAACGTACAGCGCAGTAACGGACTCTATAAAGTTCAGGTCACGGTCGATGAGTTTTTGGATGCGACACCAGAAACCTATGAGTCAATCTGCAAGGCTCCTCGGGCACCCCTACCTCTGTCACCTGCATCGTTTAACCCCAAGCTTGGTTTATTGTTCAACCAGGCGAAGGAGAAAACGGAGTTGTCCCTGCGTCGTCGCAAGTCGAAGAAGGCGAGTGCAGAGCAGGCTGAACGATTCAACGGACAGTGGCCGGATTCTTTCCGCCTCCTGCTGACTGGGGAGAACCTGAAGCCAACAGTCGGGTGGAACCAGATCGCCATGCAGGTCGCCAGCTTCGGGATTGCGTTGGGCAAGACTGAGGAGCAGGTGATTGAGGACGCTCAAGGACTCATCAACTACCACGCTGGGGACTCTGACCGTTATGGCTCCCCGAAGAAGCGGGAGCGTGAGCTGCGCAACCAGTACCGGTACCAAGACGGGAACCCGTGTTACGAGTTCTCGCTGGGTGGGATCAAAAGCCTGTTTGCCAAGGGTAGTTACACCTCAGACATCGACTGGACCGGGACTGTGGAAGACGACCCGGAGCCCAGCGTAGAGGGTGATGAAGCTGAGGGCGAAGATGGAGACAGCGACGAGGCCCCGACCGAGGACGAGGATAAGGATGCGCGGATCATGTTCGGTAAGAACGGGATCTTTGCGTTGACTGAGGAAGGTCCGAAGAAGGTCTGCCCAATCGGGATCACGATGCCATGCAGCTTGGTGAACAAAGAACACAAGCACATCGGTTTTGAGTTCCAGGCATACCTCGGCGGCAGGGAACTCGGACAAGCGTTCATCACCCTTGGTCACCTGAAAACCAAAGCGAGCTTCAACGAGTGGGTCAATCAGTTTGCGACCTGGCAGAACATCACCGACCTACTGGTGACCCACCTGCTTGATGCGTTGCGTGTTCGAACAGAGCGGAGTAAGAAGAAAATGATTGTGACATCACGAGAGGGGGTTGACCTCATCATCCCGCCTGGCGCGAAGTCCATTGAAGAGTTTGACCTGATCTTTGCGTCCCCATCCGAGTGCCTGTCGCCGAAGGACCGGCCATACAGGTTCCGTGGCCAGCATGACGAGCATGGCGCGTTCAAGTCTGATCTTCTGGATGCACCTCGTCTGGAGGATACGGAGGAGCACCGTGAGTTCTTTGACAAGTTGTGGCACATCAACACCCAAGAAAACCTTGCCAAGGTTGCTGGGTGGTTCTCGGCCGCCTTCTTGTGCCAGCTCATCCGGCACCGTTGGCGAGCGTTCCCCATGCTCCAGGTGTGGGGTGAAGCGGGGGCAGGGAAGTCTCAGACTGTTGAGCTGTGGAGCCACCTGCACTACTACCTGCGGAATCCGAAGAAAATCTCTTCGGCAGGTAACACGTTCTTCCCGATGATGGCTGCGGTCACACAGTCAGCCAGCATCCCGGTAATCTTCGAGGAGCTGAAGCCACGACAGATGGCGAAGTATCAACTGGACCAGGTGCAGAACCTGATGCGGACGAACTACACTGGAGACGCACTTGAGCGTGGCTCCGTGAATAAGGACGTGGCCGGAGGCGGCACCAAGGTCAACGGTTACGATAACGTGGCTCCGATCATGTTCATCGGTGAGGCGGTGGAATCCCAGACAGCCATTGCAGAGCGGTGTGTATCTGTCCCGTTGTCCAAGGCCGACCGGTCAGGTCGCAGCGAGTTCTTCGAGTATGTGTATGCACGCCGACAGGGTCGGTCAATGGCCAGCCTCGGGCGAAGCATGGTGGACATGACCCTCGCACTTGACCCCGACGCAATGAACCTCAAGGTGGAAGACTACCGGAAGATGTTCAGAGAGAAGATCGGGACTGTCGCATACGAGAACCAGAACAGACCTTGGCACAACCTTGCTGTGGTCCTCACAGGACTTGACCTGCTCAAGCTCACGCTGGAGCGGACCTTCGGGGACCGGTACAACGAGACAATCGAGGGGCTGAAGGAATCCCTTATCGGTAATGCGCTCGTGAATACCCACCGGACGATGTCGGAAGCAGCCAAGGTGCTAGATGTCATGGCTCAACTGACCCGCGTGAGTGACGTCCAGTATCAGTTGGTCAAGGGCACCGACTACGTCACTGACGGTAACACGGTCGATCTTAAGTTGCGCCCAGCCTATGCCAAGTACGTTCGCTACCAGTTGAGCCTGCGTCAGGAAGTCCTGTTCGACAACGACCGGGCCTTTATTGAAGGAGTGAAGCGGTACGAAGGCAAGATCGCCGACTCCTGCCCCGATTCAACGTTGTACCGGAACCCGTATGAGCCGCTCTTCAGGTTCGACTGCGCTGTTCTGGCGAACGACGGATGTGAGTTGTTCGAGATGTAAAAAGTTGCCAAACTGCTTGCGATGTACTAAAGTATTAATCGTTGGCAGTTGCACCACATTCAGGGCACCGCCCTGAATCCCTGTAATCAGGGCCAAACCAAGTTGTTTCTCAAACCAAGACCATAAAGGAACCAAAATGGGCCTCCGCGACAACCAAACCACCTCCGCTCCCGCATTCGAATCCGAGGATGAAACCATGACCACTGCTACTGAATCCCAGGCCGCCACCGCATCGGTTGCTGCCACCACTGCCATCGCTGCCGCCTCCGCTGGCGCTGTTGCTGTCGCTCGCCCCGCGCTGAAGTTCAAGCTCGGGTTTTCTGACCAGAAGGACGCCTTCCCCGTCGACGCCGTCGTTGGCCTGTCGATGAGCACGCCGCGTATCAAGGCGGAGCAGGGCGCGGCCTATGTCGGTGAGAAGAACCTCGGCGCCAAGATCCGCATGACCGTGGAATCGTGGAATACCCGCCTCCTGGTGTCTGCTGGTCTGGGTCCCAACGATCCGGGTTACAAGGAGTCGGTTGAGTACCTGCGCAACTCCTACGATGGTGAGACCATCCACGGCGACGGTTCCTCGGTCAAGGACTACATCGAGTATCTGAAGTCCCTCGGCTACGACAAGGCTCGCTCCACGCCGTATGCTGACATCTGGGGCTTCGTGACCTGGACTGAGAAGGATGGCGATGTCGACCCTGAAGCCCAAACCTTGCACCTGCTGCAAGCGTCGCAAACCTCGATGGGTGCTTTCCAAGCGTTCTGCACCACTCAGGGTCTGCTCCGCTCGAAGGGCATTGGCGCGGAGTTCAGCGAGATCGAGATCCACGCGGAAGCTCGTAGCAAGGGCACCCTTCGCTATACGAATTGGTCCTTCCACGCGCCAAAGAAGGTTAAGTAATGCTTGGACCAGATAACGTGAGAGACATCTTCGACTATAAGGAAGGAAGCCTTATCTGGAAGCAGAAGATTTCAGATAAGGTTGTGGTCGGGGCTGTAGCTGGGTTCTTAGATGGTGGGAAAAGACGTGTATCTGTGTTTAGGTCTAAGTACCTAGTCTCTCGCGTTGTCTGGTTGTGGCATTATCTTAAGTGGCCTACGAATGACATTGACCATATTGATAGAGACCCGACGAACAACAAGGTAGAAAATTTAAGGGACGTAACCCGGTCGGTTAATCTGCTCAACAGGTCAGTCAGGAATAAGAGGACTCTGGAGGGTGTTACGGCCCGAGACGGAGGGTTTGTATCCAGTATACGAACCTGCGAGGGTACAAAGTATCTTGGGTTCTTCCACAGCCCTGAAGAGGCTCACAAAGCGTTTTCTGAGGCTCATGTAAGAGTGCATGGGGTTAATTCGAGGTACCACCCAGAACACCCTAATTACGAGCCCCTGACATATTAAGCTTCTCCCGCAGCGCCTGCCCGGTGGGCGCTCAATAAATCCACCGGGCGCATGTATAGGCGTTCCGTGAGCTTCTATACATGTGCCCGACAAGCATAGATGGCGATGCAGTTGCCTTGTAAGCATCAGAGTACCGTTCAAGTCGGTAGTCGGGCGCCACCTGCCTGTAGCTCAACTGGATAGAGCATCGGTCTTCTACACCGTGGGTTGTGGGTTCGACTCCTACCAGGCAGGCCAAACAAGTTGCCATAAAAAGAAGAAAAACCAAATGAACAAGTACCTCCTTGCCGACACCGAGACCACTGGCGTCTCCACCAACGACAGAGTTGTCGAAGTTGCTTGGATGATCGTTGACGACACCCTTGCTGTTCTGGACAGTGGGCACAGTCTGATCAACCCGCTGATGCCGATTCCGGCAGGGGCAAGTGCTGTTCATGGGCTTACCAACCGGGACGTTGCCGATGCGCCGACTCTCGACGACTACATGGCTGGTGTGTTGAACAATAAGCTGGGCTCTGAAGAGTTCATCTTCGTAGCCCATAACAGCGCATTCGACTACCGCTACCTGTCACCGTACCTTGTGGAAGGTACGCCCCAGATGTGTACGTTGCGTCTGGCGAGGAAGATTTACCCGAAGGCGGACAATCACAAGCTTGGCACACTGGTGTATGAGTTGGGGCTGGAGGTCGATAAGGACCGCTTCCACTCTGCTGACGGCGACATGGCCATCCTGACGGCCCTGTTGAAGAAGATGTCTGAGGATACCGGCCGATCTCTGTATGAGCTGTTCGAGTACGCCAACAGCCCAATGGAGTACGTTTCTATGCCCTTTGGTAAACACAAGGGGTTGCCACTGAAGGATGTGCCAGCGTCTTACGTGAGCTGGTTCCTCAACAAGGCTGAAAACCCCGACCCCGACCTTGTGCATGCGTTCAAGCAGCTGGGCTACTAACTTCCAATCCATGACCCTTGCGGGAGAGTCATGGTGTAACAACCCCCGCGTAATCAGGAGAATGAAAATGGCTACTGCCAAGACTGTGTATGTTGCAAATGACGGCACCTTGTTCGGCGAAGAATCGGAAGCTTTGGCTCATGACGCGATGACCGCCAACAAGGCCAAGATCGACGACTTCATCGACCGCCACTTCCCGATCCCGGCGCCGGAAGCCGTCCTGAACGATGACGGCAGCCCGAAGCTGGACAACGATGGCAAGCCTGTCCTGAAGTCGAAGCAGAACGGCGGTCGCGGACCCGCCCGTAAGGCGATCTCGCTTTGGTTGGCTGAGAACAGCTGACCCGGGTACTGACTACCTTCAGCCCTGCTTTCGAGCAGGGCTTTTGCTTAACCAAGGAAGAATAAAAACATGGACATTAAAGACTACGTGCCGAAGGTTCGAGGCCTTATCAACCGACTCAACACCGTTGAAGACGACCACCTGCACATGGCGATGGGTATGGTCGGCGAGATTGGTGAGGTTGTGGATATTCTGAAGAAGTCGTTCGCCTATGGCAAACCACTAGACAAACTCAAAGTCCTTGAGGAACTCGGGGACTTCACCTTCTATACGGTTGGACTAGCCAATATGCTGGGGGAGGGCTTTGAGGATTTTGAGGTAGAGGACTGGGGATTAAGAACCAGCATGGCCTTGGGAACACTTGTATTTAGCTCAGGCACAGTTCTTATGGTGGTGTCAGAAGGCGAAGCAGCTGAGTTGAGAGGGGAGGTCATGAGGGAAGCACTCTGCGTAGTCCACACCTTAGCCCTCGACTTTGGGTCAAGTCTCGACGAAATCATGGATCTCAACATCAAGAAGCTGGAAGCTCGGTACCCCGACCTGCGCTTTGACGTTGACCGAGCCAACAACCGGGACGTCGAAGCCGAAGCGAAGGCTATGCAGCAATGAGGCAAGCGTCCTCGCCCCTGAGTCTGGCGTTGGACGCTCTACGGCTTGACCTGAGTGGGTGGCAACTGTTCGAGGGGTCCTACGCCGTTACGGTGCAGGTCCCCGCTATCCTGACCAACGAGCATTACGCCGGAATCCCGATTCGGGATCTACTTGTCCCCTCGTGCCGAGGGTCGGTGTCAGACCTTGCCACGGGGTTCACGAACCTGGCCAGATGGAAGCTGGGGATCTCCAAGGATGTCGGGATACCCAAGCCGATTCAACCGTTCGTGGACGGAAGCTTGGCCAGGTACGTGATCTGGGCGGGGGGCCACCGCGAGGTTGACCTCGACGTCGACATCGAGGCTGGGCGTGCCTTGGTTCTGGGGGAGTACACGTTCGGTCTGGCTGACGGGATGGCGATTTGTGAGTCTGATGACTACGCGGTGGAGTTCCCCACCACCGACCTGACCGAGGGTAGGACTTTCCGGTGTAGGGAGACTGGGTTCGTCGCCCTCTACAGGAGGGCGAAGGAGCTGGAGAACATGGGTGCGATGCAGGCGCTGTCGGCCATCCGGGGGAGCAGCTCGCACCCCTGGCGTCGAATCGCACCCTGGGTCTGGGTACCCCAGATCAAGCCAGATGAGAATCGGGTGAGCGAGATCGTGACCACCTCCTCAAACCCTGCGGCTGAGCTGTTCATCTACCTTGTCCCAGAGTTCTGTAGCCGCACCTTCTTCGAACAGTGCATCTACCCACTGAACGCTTGGAAGGTCAACCCAGATCAAGAGTTTCGCAGACACCTCTGGAACAAGTGCGCGAACCTGTTTTTTACCTGAGAAGAAGAAAAATGAAACTACTGATTGGTATCACCGGCAAGGCCGGTAGTGGTAAGGACACCGTGGCAGATTGGCTATGGGAGCGTCATGGCTTCCTGAAGCTGGCTTTTGCCGACCCTTTGAAGTTGGCCGCTGAAGCGATCTTTGGTTTGCCTCGGGAGATGTTTCATAACCGTGAGAAGAAGGAGGCCGTGCATCCCTATTGGGGTAAGTCTCCTCGGGAGCTTCTCCAGCTACTGGGTACCGAGGCGACAAAACCCGTCTTCGGTGAAGACATCTGGTTGAAGCGTTGGCTCATCTCTTACTCCATGTTCAAGGATAGCGACCCGTGCGTCGTCCCCGATGTCCGGTTCGACCTGGAAGCCCAATATCTTCGGAATATAGGAGGCGTCATCCTCCACCTGAACCGTGACGCAGCGGGGTTGGTTGGCAGCACGTCCAACCATGCTTCGGAGCAAGGTGTGACACCGTTTCCAGGTGATTTCGGGATCGACAACAATGGCTCCCTGAAGGACCTACGAGGTTTCACCGACCTCATCGTTGATCGTCTTACTCGTCGAGGTGACCTGTGAGCGAGCAATACTCTGACCTGATCGACCGAGCCAACTACATTGCCGAGGCGGCCACTCAGGAGGCCGTCGACCATGTTCGTAGGCTTGCGGCGCCGGAACAGGACCCGGACGACCTTGACCCTGACTGCGTGGATTGCGGCAACCCCATTGAGGAGGTCCGCCTCCAGATGTTGAAGTGTCGTTGTGTGTCGTGCCAAACCATCAAAGAAAAGAAGGAGAAAATGTATGGTCGATATTGACGCCCTGGCTGAACGTGTCTGGCCGCTCCATGAGCTGACGGACGAGGATCAGCGCCAGAAGAATATTGAGAAGTGGAAGAAGGCGGTGGTGTATCTCGGCCACCGTTGGATTGCGCTGCCGATGAACACGAAGCAAGGAGTAGCAGCATGACCCGCCTGATTGTGGATGTGTCATCAGTCGTGAAGCGGTGCCTTTACGTTGGCAAAGACTCTGAGAATGGGGTCGAGGTCGTATTCAACGGTAAGGCCGTGTGGTGTAACTCGGCGATGTATGGGTACGACAACGCGGTCAACAGCATCGTAGCCTGCCTTGAGACGCTGAACCTCGTCCCTCGTGACATGATCCTGGTCGTGGAAACCGGGACCTCCAAGATCCGCCGCCAGCAGATTTATCGGGGCTACAAGGAAACCAGGGAAGACAAGCCGAAGGAGATGAACACGGCCTACGGCGAAGCCCGGGACATGGTCGTCAACGCCTTCCGCCACCTGGGGGCGCATGTGGTGACCCAGCCTCATGTCGAGGCCGACGACGTGGTCGCCTACCTTGCTCAGAAGTTGAAGGGGCCGAAGGTCATCTTCTCGGAAGACGGCGACTTGGCCACGCTTATCAGTGACGAGGTCAGCATGTACCGGCAAGGGGCGTTGCTGGTGACCAACCCCTACGGCCCGTTCGAGACTCGCCACATTCCGGTCATGAAGGCACTGGTCGGGGACGGCGACGAGTACAAGGGTGCGGTCGGGTTCGGGAAGCAGTCTTGGATGGACCTGTTGGTGAACTACGGGGATTGCCTCGACGCGCTGGAAACCCTGATGCGGACCCGGAAGCTCTCCGAACTGAAGGACGACGTCAAAGATTTCCGACCCTTCCAAAAGGTGATTGACGGAGCCGCGCATGTCTATCAGTCATACGAATGTGCGCTGCTTCATCCAGAGTGGGTCGATACTCTGCGGGCGCCGCTTCAATGGAGGGCAGGTATGGTCAAGGTGGCTGAGGACTATCGCCTGAAGAAGTGGGGGCAGCAGGTGAGGCTCATCACCTCTGACAACTACGACAAAGCTGTGACCTTCTTGGCTGATCGCCTTCGCTTTTCTCCTTTCGTCACGCTGGACATTGAGACCTCAACGTCGGAAGAGTCCGACGCTTGGATGGAGGCTCGTGGCGCCGAAGAGAAGTTGGATGTTCTAGGGTCAGACTTAACAGGTCTAGGGCTTACATTTGGCGACAACAACCAGTACACGTACTACTTCTCTGTGGACCACAGGGACACGAACAACTGCACGGTGGAGCAGGTACGTGAGGCTGTGGCGCTCATTCCGCAAGGTATTTACACAGTTGTGCACAACGCCGCGTTTGAGCTGCCTGTCCTGCACAAGACCTGGGGTGCAGACCAACTTGGTAACGGTTGGTACGGGTTCCTTCCGAACGTGGTCGATACGGCTATCTGTAGCAGTTATGTGGATGAGAATCAGAGCCAAGGGTTGAAACAAAACTCCAAGCTCTACCTCGACTACGAGCAGCAGAGTTACGCTAGTGTGACCACGATGACAGGTACTCACGGCAATCTGCCCAGTGGAGGCAAGGTGGTCAGTGAGGAGGACTTGGGCGAAGGCTTGGTTCATGTCGTTAAGCAGTACAAGATGAACGAGCTTACTGCTGAGCATGTCCTCTCCTATGGTACCGATGACACCATCTGCACGGCTGGCCTATTCAACTTCTTCCGTCTGCGGATGGAACTGGAGGGGACTTGGGACGTGATGCTTGAGGTTGAGCAACTCCCAGCCTATGTGTGCGCCCTAGCCTATACGCAGGGAACGAAGTTCAGTCTCGAACGCATGTTCGAACTGGAGAAGGAAGACAAGGAGGCTTACAACGAGGCGTGGAAGGTTATACGCAGCTTCCTGATTGATTCTGGGTGGGAAGGTACGGTATGCCCGACATACCGGGAGCTGACGCCAGCCGCTGTGAAAGAGATCGTCACGATTGTCCTTGGGCTGGAACTCAAGACGATGGTCCGCACGGTGAGCAAGCTCGCCAAGTTGATCGAGGTCATGGACCATGATGACGCGCCACTTCTGGCTCAGTATGTTGAAGAGGGAAACCTTGACCAGATCAACGACTGGGTGAAGTCCCGTTTCCAGGGGGAGCCAATCTTCGATACAGGTTCGCCGAAGCAGATGAAGAAGTTCTTCTACGACACGCTCAACCTGCCCGTGCGGATCGTGAATTCGTGCACGGAGAAGGAGCGAGCGGAGAAGCCACAACTTGCGGCTGCGGTGAGTCGCCACAAGAAGATATGGGCGGGGTCGGGGTCAGAGCCTCCCCTCACGAAGGAGGAGATGGACCTCCTGAAAGCCAAGGCGAAGACGGACGACACGGCGGTGGACTTTGCGCTACTGCTTGACCGACCGGACGACCCCGTTCTGAAGGCGTTTCAGGTCATGAAGAAGTGCATGACCCGGCAGACCCTCTACTACAACAACTACCGCAACCTGCTGCACTGGCGGGACCACAAGATCCACGGTCAAGCTGGTCAGACTCGCACGGTAACCAGGAGGTTTGCCCCGTCTGACCCGAACCTGGCACAGCTCCCGAAGAAAGGGGAAGGGGTCAAGTTCCGTGGTTGCTTCAAGCCACACAAGAAGGACGCCGTTGTGGTGTCGATTGACTTCTCCGGACAGGAGTTGCGTCAGGGCGCCGGCCAGTCTGGCGACGCCAACATGCTTGCGTGTTTTGTGGGCGACAACCTGAAAGACATGCACAGCATGACTGCCGCTGGTGCGATGGAGAAGAAGTGGGGTCGCAAGAAACTGGACGAACTCATCTCCAGGTTTGGTAAACCCGATGACAGTGACTATGAACTCTTCATCCGGCTGAGGAAGACCAAGGAAGATGAGGTGGTGGCCAAGCTGGCAGACGACCTTCGCAAGAACGCGAAGAACGTTAACTTTGGTGCGCAGTACGACGCCCAGGCTCCCAAGCTGGCGGAGACCTTGATCATCCCCGTGGCGGATGCCCAGACCTTCCTCGACGCGAAGTTTGCCATGTTCCCCCGCTTTGAAGAGTGGAAGGAAGAGGTCAAGCAACAGGTCATGCGAGACGGGTTCGTCACCACCTGCATGGGTGCCCGTCGCCATCTTCGTGATGCGCTCCTGTCCGACAACAAGTGGGACGTCGAGAAGGCGCTTCGACAGGGGCCGAATTTCAAGATTCAGGGCTCCAGTGCCGAGCAGACGAAGTTGGCAATGGCTCGGCTGTGGAAGTCTGGGGCGCTGTGGAAGTATGACATGGTGTTCTTTGCGCCGATTCACGACGAACTCGTGTTCTCAGTCCACAAGGATCACGCCATTGATGTCATCCGCATCGTCCATGACTGCATGACCCAACCCTATGGGGACCTGCCAGTACCTTTCCTGGGCTCTATCAGCCTTGGGCCGGACTTCGCTGATCAACACGAAGCTGGGGACTGGTTCGTGGAGGAGAATATCCAGGAGATTCTGGACAACCTTTTCCACAGAAAAACGGATCAGAAAGTTGCCGAAACTGTTTGATGTGCTAAAGTAACAGTCAGGCACCCGAAAGGGTGCCTTGCCTATAAGGAGAAGAATATGGCAAAGCGTGGAAGCCCCGAGTGGTGGGCTGAACTCCGGCCTGAGCAGGCCGGGAAAGAGACGGAGCGGCTGGTCAAGTCGTACCTTGAAGAACGGAACAGGCAAACAACTTTCGCCTGGCACCGACTTCCAGACGCCACCTCAGCGCGAGGCGTACTGGCCGCCCAACCTGCTGACTTCCTGATCCTGTGTGAAGGTCGGACGACCTTCCTGGAGGTGAAGGCGCTGAAGCACCCATACAGGTTGCCCAAGGATCGGCTGACGCAGCATGCGGTCCTCAACAAGTTCTGTTATGCCGGTGCTCGGACAGTGGTGCTGGTCCACCACTACGTCGAAGGTGTGTGGAGGTTTGCCTCAACAGCCGAACTGGAGTACGGCGTCCCGTCCTGGGACCTGCGCAGCGTCCGCACGGAAACCAGTCTCGCAGACATTCTGGATGTCATCCTATGAAAGTGCGGTGCCCTGTTTGTGGGAAAGAAGTTGATGTAACGAAGCACCGGAAGTACGCGCCACACAACGACGGTGCTTCTAGATGTGCAATGAGTGGCAAACGTTTTGATAATCAGGAGAAGAAGAATGCGTCTCACTAACCACATCCGTTCCGTGTTCGTCCGTTCTGTGATGCAGGACATCCCCAAACCCGACTACAAGAAGATTGGCGACGATCTTCAGGAGGCGCTCTACGCCGCCATGTCCGCCGATGTTCGGCGTGTTTACCGCAAGGTTCCGAAGGCTCTGCGCACTGGGTACGAATACAACTTCGACGAGCGCGGAGGCGGCCGCACGTTTATCGTCGGGGACGCGGACTTCGAAAAGGTCAAGGAACCTTTCGTACAGCAGTCCGCAGCCTGGAGTCACTTCCGCAAGAAGCTCACATCCGCCATCGAGGTATTCACGACTGTCAAACAAGTGCGCGACGCCTTCCCCGAACTGGCTCACCACCTGCCGAGCGAGTCGAAGCCGACTGCACAGCTGCCGGCTACATCCAATCTTGTGGCGGAGATGGTAAAGCTGGGCTGGAAGCCTCCGGTTGAAGCCGCGTCGGAGGGCAAGTGATGTCGCGCACTTTCCTCGGAATCTATATCCGGACACTTGCAGTAGCTGCCTGGATCATCGTGTGGTTTGGTGTGGTACCTCCCATGATCAGTGATGACAGCTACATCGCCATGTCTTTTGGCGTGTTGCTCGTGTTGTTCAGCGCCCCTCTAGTCGTCCTCCATGTTATGGAGATTTACACACTGGGGGCCTTAATCCTCTGCACCCTCCGCAAAAATAACCAAGAAAAGGAAGGATCATGAAAATCACGAAACTCATCACCATCGCTGCTATCGCTCTCTTGACTGCCGCGTGTTCCAAGGTGCCGGCAGGGAATGTAGGCGTCAAGGTCTATCTCCTGGGCGGGGATAAGGGCGTCGATTCCGAGGTCGTCGGCCCGGGTCGTTACTGGGTTGGGCTGAACGAGGACCTGTTCCTGTTCCCGACTTTCACTCAGAACTTCGTCTGGACGCAGGACTCTCAGGCCGGGTCGGAGACGGACGAGTCGATCTCGTTCCAAACCGTGGAAGGGATGAGCGTCAACGCCGACATCGGGATCAGCTACGCGATTGACCCGGCAAAGGTTTCGGAGGTTTTCCAGAAGTACCGCAAGGGTGTTGGGGAAATCACGGACATGTACCTGCGCAACATGGTCCGGGATGCCTTGGTCAAGGCTGCTTCCGACCAGCCCATCGAGACCGTGTATGGTCGTGGAAAGACTGAGCTGATCGCCGAGGTCGAAGAGGAGGTTCGTCGCCAGGTATCTCCCATCGGTATCAACGTCGAGCGGGTGTACTGGATCGGAGACATCCGGCTGCCCCAGGCTGTGATCAATTCGATCAACGCCAAGATTCAAGCAACCCAGATCGCGCAGCAACGGGAGAACGAAGTGGCGGCAGCCAGGGCTGAGGCGGATAAGGCCGTGGCTCAGGCCCGAGGCGAATCCGAGTCCCGTCTGATGATGGCCAAGGCTGAAGCTGAGGCGATCCGGATCAAGGCCGAGGCGTTGCGTGAGAACCCAAAGCTCGTGGAGCTGAATGCGGTAGAGAAGTGGGACGGGAAGCTGCCGGTGAACATGTACGGCTCGTCCCCTCTTCCGTTTCTGAGCGTGCAAAAGTAACAGACCGTGGTTGAAGCGTAACCGCTCAAGAATCATAGAGGCCGCCATCACGGTGGCCTCAGCATTGGAGAATAAAAAGATGGTTATCAAGCCACTACTCGCTGCCACAGCGAGCGAAGAAGAGATCAAATACCCTTGCAGTATTTCCCCGAAGCTGGATGGGATTCGGTGCCTTGGTATCAACGGCAAACCGATGAGCCGAAAGCTGATCGAGATTCCGAACCTCTACGTCCAGAGTGTGTTTGCCTCTGGCGTCTTCGATGGTCTTGACGGTGAACTGATCGTTGGTCCGCCGAACGCGGATGACGCCTACCGACAAACCATGTCTGCGGTCATGAGCCGCGATGGTGAGCCTGACTTCACCTACTACGTGTTTGATCGTTGGGACAGCCCAACGACACCGTTCAGAGAACGGTTTGCGAGTTTGAGCATTCTGCCCTCCCCTGCGAAGCTGGTACCACACATCACCGTACACGACCTAACGGGTCTGCTGGAGTTCGAAGACCTCTGGCTGTCTGAAGGCTATGAAGGCGTGATGGGCCGCAGCCTGGAAGGGGCCTATAAGATGGGTCGCTCGACGATGAAGCAGGGCATCCTCTGGAAGCTCAAGCGTTTTGTCGATGAAGAATTCGAGGTGGTCGGTTTCGAAGAACTGATGCACAACGAGAACGAGGCGACGACCGATGAGCTGGGCCACACCAAGCGTAGCTC